AGACATGGCAATGCTAGAATACCTGCACAAGGAGAATAAGAATGCCTAGCACATGGATTCCGCCCAAAGGCAAGGTCTACACCATCGCGGTCGACTTCGACGGGGTCATCCATGACTACCATCGGGGATGGCATGATGGCACCATCTATGGGTCATTGATCCCCGAAACCAAGGCTTCTTTGCAGTATCTGCTGAGTAAGTACTCAGTCTTCGTCTTCACCGCCCGGGACCCCGAACAGGTCATGCCCTGGCTAGAACAGCACGGTTTCGATGTAACCATCGACGAGCGCTGCGGTGCCTGCCTGGGTTCGGGAGGTTTTAGGGGCCCCGATGGGATGGATGGGGTCATTGGACCTTGGACTAACTGTCAAGGTTGCAAGGGCACCGGACAACTCATGTTCTGGAATCTCAGGGATCAGATCCTGGTGACTAATCGGAAGCTGGCGGCTGGTGCTTACATCGACGATCGGGGCATTCGCTTCGAGACCTGGGAACAAACGCTAGCTGACCTGGAGGCTGTACTGTGAATGATCGACCAAGCCGCGACTTCGTGCTGATGAACAATGCCGTCCTTTGGGGCATGCGTAGTACCTGCACTCGGGCAGGAGTAGGGGTAGTAATCTCTAAGGATGGTCGCATTCTCGCCAGTGGGTACAATGGTGCACCCTCGGGCATGGACCACTGCGACCATAGCTGTAACTGCGACTGGTTGGTAGATGGTAACAAGGGCTTGCATGAGAGCGATTGCCGATATAAGCAGCCCTGCAAGAACGTGGTACATGCCGAGGCAAATGCCATCGCTTTCGCCGCTCGGTTCGGGGTGGGAGTAGAAGGAGCCGAGCTGTTCACCACTAGGGTACCCTGTCTAACCTGTGCTGGAATGATCATCAATGCCGGCATCAAACGGGTAGTATGGAGCGAGGAACATCGGGACATGGAGGGCTTCCTGCGCCTTGGACAGGCTGGTCTGGAGGTGGTACAATATGACCATGACCAATCTGAAGCCTGACCGTGGCTGTACTTCGTGCAAGCTCCATCGCAATGCTGAGACTGTCTGTGAGATGGGCACAGGCCCTCGGGATGCCGAGATCATGGTCATCGGCAAGATGCCCAACTCAGGTCGGTATCAGCAGTCTCTGGAATCTCAGCTAGAGGAAGTTGGCCTCGACCCGAACCGGGTCTACTTCACCGCTGCTCTGAAGTGCAAGAACTTCGAGGACAATGCCAGTAATGCCGATGTCAAGGCTTGCCGGCAGCATCTCGAGCGTGAGATCGAGGTCGTAAGGCCAAGTCACATCTTGGCTCTAGGTAATGAGGGACTGCTCGCATCCACTGGGCACTCAGGGATTACCAAGTACCGGGGCAAGCCCATTGATAAGGGCGAGTATACCGTAATCCCTACCGTCTCCCCAGCTGCTGTCCTGCGTAACCCCGGCCAGCGCCCCGGCTATATGGCTGACCTGCGGCTCTTCGCCAATGACTACTTGGGCTTGACTACGGGGGTTAAGGTACCCCAGTTCGCCAGGATTGATACCAAGGCGAAACTCAAGGCTCTCAAAAAGATCCTGTACATGTCCCACACCATCAGTTTTGACATCGAGACTACAGTCAACCCTCTGGGTGAGTTCGACCCCAAAGCTAAGATGATCTCGTTGGCGGGGACATGTTTTGCTACGGTTACTAATGAGGATGGTAGTGAGACCGAAAAGATTTTCGGTTTCGCTTTGCCCCTGTACCATCCTGAGTCGGTCTGGCAGCGATCTTGGAAATGGGTACTAAAGTTCCTTAAGGGTGCTCTCGAGAGTATCGATAAGGGCATCGCTCAGAATGGTAAGTTTGACTGTCGTTGGCTTAAGCACTTTGGTGTTAACATGAAGCATACCTTCGACACCATGCTGGCCATTCATGTTCTAAACGAGAACATTGCCAAGGGCCTCAAGCCCAATGCTATGGCTCGTCTAGGTGTAGCACCCTGGGGCAGAGATACTAAGAACCTGTTGGGTGACCCCCTCAACGAAGTCCTTGAATATAACTTCCTGGACACCTACTATACCTACCTGATCTATAAGCAGCTCAGGGATGAGTTGGTAGAGCAACCTCGATTGCTGCGACTCTTTATGAAGTTGATGATGCCGGCAAGTCGAGACCTAGTGGACATCGAAAGGCGGGGGATCTGGCTTGATGTTCAACGGCTTACCAATAGGAAGCCGATCGCAGAGGCTAAACTGGCTGAGATCGAGGCTAGTCTTAGCGAGTATCTACCCGATCCCGAGTCAGATGACTGGCCCATGGATTCCAAGGGTAAGAAGAAACTGGAGATCAACTACAATGCCAGTATCTTTGCTCGGTGGTTTCTCTTCGAGTGGCTACAACTTCCTGTCCTCGAACGGGGTAAGGAAAAGCCCGACGGCTCGCCGGGTGACCCTAGCATGGCTGAGTCGATACTCCTCCACCTTAAAGATCGTCACCCCGCAGTACAGTTGATGCTTGATCGTGTGGGATGGCAGAAGAACCTCAGTTCATTCTTCAATGCATACGAAGTCATGTACGATGACAACCATCGGGTCCACACAACCTTCAAGCTTGCCGGTACCGTAACTGGTCGACTCAGTTCTGGGAAGGCTGATGCTGAAAAGGTCGGGGGTCGCACTGACCTGCGCGGGGTCAACCTTCAGCAGGTACCTCGGGACCCATTCATTCGGGGCATGTTCGGAGCACCGCCGGGATGGACTTTTGTCGAAGCTGACTATTCTCAGATCGAACTGAGGATTGCCGCGTTCATCGCCCATGAGCGTCACATGATTCAACTTTACCAAGAGGGTGCCGACATTCACATGATCACCACTATGGGAGTCACTGGACTACCCAAGGCGGGGGTCACAAAGGAGATCCGTAAGAAAGTGGGAAAGCCGGTTAACTTTGGTTTTCTCTATGGTATGGGTTGGAAAAAGTTCATCGAGACCGCGTTCAACAACTATGGCGCGGTATTCAATGAGAGCGAAGCTAGAGCTTATCGAGAAGCTTACTTCAAGCTTTATCCCGACTTGCAGCGATGGCACGAGAGGCAGCGAAGGCTCGTCAGAGAAAACGGTAGGGTGCAGAGCCCCCTTGGGCGAGTGCGCCACCTGCCTGACATCTACTCGCCTGAGAAGGGGGTCCAGGCCGAAGCAGAGAGGCAGGCAATCAACTCGCCGGTGCAGGGCTTCGCCTCTGACATGGCATTGCTATCCATGACCCTGATCAATGCCGAGTTCAGGCGGCAGGGTATTGCCGGCAATTGCCTGGGACTGGTACACGACGCAATTAACTTCGAAATCCGAGACGATGATCTCGGGCGGGCCCTCCCTATCATCAAGGATACCATGGAGGATCCAGAACCTCTTAGGCAGAAATTCGGTACTATTCTCACCATTCCGATTGTAGCTGACCTCAAACTGGGTCGTCACTGGGGTGACTCGAAGGAAGTTGAGAACCCAGAGGTGATCTACAGCGCGACTGATCTGGCCTTCTGGATGGCTCAGAACCACCCCGCTTATCAGCACGGATCATTGGTTGCTTAGAAGATTGACCGATGGTTTGAGGAATGGTAATATGCCTAGTAAAGGAGGTCTATCATGTCGAAGCGAAACCGTTCCTCAAACTACCCGATCTGCAAGCGAGCTAACAAGAAGATCCTGGTCGACCGTATTCAAGCTGATCTCCTGTTGGAGTATATTCAGCTGAATGCCAGGCGTACTATCCACGAAGAATCCCGAAGCTACCACTGCAATTTCGGTAATCACTATCATTTGACTTCAGAGGATCAGCGGACCGAGAATCATAACTCGCCGCATTCCGCGTAGGGTTGACCCTCAGCCTCCCCGGCCGATAGGATGACTTTACAGCCTTGACCGAGGAGAACTAGGTGCCTGGACTTTATTTTGATGAGAGCGTTGGGAAGTATGTTGTAACCCAATCCATGCTGAAGCTTTTCAAAACGTGCCCTCGGCAGACTCTGTACAAGCAGGTAGAGCGCCTTAAGCCCCGAGTACTCTCCAAGCCTCTCAAGCGAGGCACATGGATGCACCACCTGCTGGAAGAACACCATGCCGGCAGAGACTGGCGAAAGATGCATGCCCAGTTGAGTACCCAGTTCGCCGGGTTGTTCGACGAGGAAAAGGATTTCTACGGCGATCTGCCAGTTGAATGTCTCGCTTTGATGGAGTCTTACATCTGGCATTATGAGGCCGATCCCTGGATTGTCCATGAGACAGAGTTCACAGTCGAAGCAGAGTTCCCTGATGGCACCCTTTATCGAGGCAAGGTTGATGCTCTCATTGAGAACCAGTTCGGCCTCTGGATCGTAGACCATAAGACTCATAAGGTTCTGCCTAGTCATACTTTCCGTGTGCTAGATGCTCAGTCCGCCCTATACATCTGGGCAGCTAAGAAGATGGGTCTAAAGATCGAGGGCTTCATTTGGAACTACCTCAAGACTGTCGCCCCCTCCAAGCCCAAGCTTATCAAGAGTGGTGCTCGGTTGTCCAAGGTTATGGGGGATACTGACTATCTAACCTATACCCGAGAAATTCGACGACTGAAAGCCGAGCACGGCTATAGGATCACGTCGGAGAATGTCGAGTTGTCTCGCCGACTAAAGGGTCATCGTTACGTACCTGGCGAACCCCAGCTCTCCGAGTTCTTCCGTAGGGATATCCTCGAGAAAGACGATGCGATGCTTCGGCGAGTTGCATCAGAGGCTTTCCACACCACCAGGCGCATGGCTAAGTATAACTTCGAACAGCGTGATGCAGTGGAGCGAAACTCCAACCGAAGTAACTGTGACTACATGTGCAGTTACCAAGATCTCTGTACAGTGGAACTCATCGGAGGCAATGTCGGGGCACTGCGTAAGAACTACACAATCGGCAACCCGCAAGATTATTACCAAGACAGAGCCGGCGAAGTAAAGGGGTCAGAATAAGTTATGCCAAAGTTCCGTAAGAAGCCCATCGAGATTGAAGCTATCCAGTTCATCGGCAACTTTGCCGAGCTTGAACGGTTCGTCGGCGGTGACGCCGAGCTCCGTAACGGCGAACTGGTGATTGCCACGCGGGAGGGCGCGATGCACGCCTCACCCCTTGACTGGATCATCAAGGGCGTCCAGGGCGAGTTCTACCCCTGCAAGCCGGACATCTTCACCGCCACCTACGAGGAGGTCAAATGATGGCAGAAAAAGACTACTCCGCCATTGCTAGGCAGCGTATCCAGCGCCCGGCTGACACTGATCGACTGCCCAAGTTCCACGTCTACTCACGACAGAAGAAGGGCAAGACTACCTTCAGCACATCGGCGGGTGTGGAGAACACGCTGATCCTTGACCCGGAACATGGCACTGACGCCATGAAGACAAAGAACCCTCATGTCTGGCACATCGAGAAATGGGAGGACATGGATGAGGCCTGGAATTTCGCCAGGTCGGGTAAGCATGACTATCAGTGGTTCTCAGTCGATGGGCTAACCAAGCTCTCCCAGATGTCCCTGAAGTATACTATGAGAATCCAGGAAGAACGGTCAATCGATCGTATTCCCGGTCAGGTACAGCAGCGAGACTATGGTCGTGCCGGCGAGGTCATGAAGACCATGCTGACGAACTTCCATAACCTGCCTTATGGGGTTGTCTTCACCTCCCAGGAGCGAGCCAATGAGGCGGCCGACTCAGAAGAAGATGACGAGGTCGAGTCGGAGACCATGGAATATGTCCCGGATCTCCCCAAAGGGGTTCGTGGCTACGTCAACTCTATGGTCGATGTCATCGGTCGACTCTACGTCGCAAAGGTAGATCTAACTGATGGAACTACCAAGACTCAACGTCGTATGTGGTTGGGGGAAAGCTTGAAGTACGACACTGGGTATCGATCCGATTACACCCTGCCTGATATGCTCAAGATGCCCACCATCCCCAAATTGGTGTCACTCATGGAAACAGGGAAGATCCCGGTTAGAAAGAAGGCCGCCAGCTGAGAATGGCCTTTGCCACGGCGAGTTGATTTCCCGTAAGGCCCCAGATAGCATGATCTACATACGCCTCGCCCTATTGAGGCTGACCGAGGAAGGTACCATCAGTGGCTGAATCTGCAACCTCCATGATCCTTGACTTTACTAACGTCAAGGACGGCGGTAATTTCAACACCAAGCGGGTACCAGCGGGTGACTATCTCGCTAAGGTGACCAAGGTCATCGACGCCCCGACCAAGAAGAAGGATGACGGCAGCGGGGGGGACCCCCAGTGGACCTTCACCGTTGAGCTGGTCGACAAGTACTCGGATCGCAAGTTCCCGTACCGTTGCAAGCTGGAGGCCAACCAGCTCTGGAAGATCCGCAACCTGTTCATCGCCGGCGGGATCGTCATCCCGAAGAAGAAGATGAAGGTCGACCCGAACAAGGCCGTAGGTCGTCTCATCGCCGTCTCGCTCGATGATGACGAGTACGATGGCAAGATGCAGTCAGTGATCTCTCAGGTCTTCCCGGCCAGTGAACTCGATGATGCCGGCACTGACACCGACGATGTCGATGAGAACGAAGAGGAGGATGACGAGGAGGAAGAGGAGGAGCCCGCCCCCGCGCCTGCTCGTCGCAAGAAGGCTGCCCCGGAGCCGGAGCCCGAGGAAGACGAAGAGGACGAGGAAGAAGCTGAGGACGACGAGGAAGAAGAGGAAGAGGAGCCGGCACCGCCCGTAAAGGCGCGGGCCAAGGCGAGCATTCCCGCTCAGCGCAAGGCTTCTCCCACGGCCACCAAGACCCGAGCCAAGGCGAAGCCGGTCGTCGAGGACGACGAACTCGAGGAGCTCGACCTCACCGAGATCTGATCTTCTCGGGATGAGCAACGAGCTAAAAAATCTATCCTCCGTCCGAAGTCTAGCCTTGACGTTTCATCGACCGAGATGAGATGATTGGCTTGGTTCGATCGCAGATTCCACCCGAGAGGCCCCCACACCTTTGGGATTTGCAATCGGACCACCAAGTTCGGGCAGTCCGGTTTCCTAAAAAACCCTCCTCGGTCAAAGTAGGGGGAGACCGGACTGCCCTTTGTCGTAAGAGGAGAAGCGATGACATGGATCAAGTCCTCTCACTGCGGAGCTAATAACTCTTGCATCGAGGTCAACATCGAAACTGAGACAGTCCAGGTTCGAGACTCAAAGGATGATCAGAGCCCAGTACTCACGTTCTCTCGAGAAGCCTGGGTAGACTTCCTCGTGATGGCCCCGAACAACTGACATGACAACACAACGCGAGTCTCGTATCAGTGGAAACATCTTGGATGCCCTTCGTGCTCGAGGGGTATTCTGCTTCAAGATCCAGGGTGGTCCGACGATGATGAGGGGACTGCCGGACATCATCGCTTGTGTGGATGGCCACTTCGTGGGACTGGAAACAAAGGTTCCAGAAAAACGAGGTAATGTAAGCGTCATCCAGAGACGAGTTCATGAGTTGATGCGTCAGGCTGGAGCTACAGTGGTAGTAGTCTGCGGAGTGCAGGAAGCACTGGCAGTGATCGATCGAGTAAAGGGTGCATGATGATTGCCTGGTACGATACGGAATTTCACGAGAGGGGCCATCACTTCCCGATCGACCTTATCAGCATCGGGTTGGTGCGCCAAGATGGCTTCCAGTACTATGCCATCTGTTCAGAGTTTGACTTCGAGGCTGCCTGGAATAACCCAGGCAAAGATGGCGACTACTGGTTGAGGGAGAATGTCCTCAAGCAACTACCCCTGATCTGGCCCGAGAATCGATCCACACCTAAGCTGGATAAGGCCCATGCTAGTGTTCGTAGTCGGGCAGCAATCCGACGCGAGCTGATGGTCTTCCTCGGGCTAGATGGCCTGAACCCCGCTGAGATCGAGCTCTGGGCATGGTATGCCGACTACGATCACGTCGTACTCTGTCAGCTCTTCGGGACTATGGCTGAACTGCCTGCTGGCATGCCTATGTTCACCCACGACCTCAAGCAGGAACTCGCCCTACATGGCAACCCGCCCATGCCGGCACAGGTGAGGGGGCATCACAACGCCCTCGATGATGCTTTGCACCTCAAGTATATGTGGTCGCATGCCAAGGCTCGAGGACTCGTCAACAAGACCACACCTATCAACTAGGAGTACCATGAGAATCGAACAGGCATGGCTTCGGCTGCGCGCCGGCGATCGTATCCGCAATGCCCACTGGGCTGAGGAGATGTGGATCGTCCTGCAAGAGGGTTACCCCGAAGGTATCCCCATCAATGCCAACACGGCAAGGGCAACTCACATCCCTGAGGGTACGGTTAAGGCCTTCCGGCCCTACATCATGCTGCACTGCGTAGATGGCAGCTTCGTGCCTTATGTCGCAACCCAGTCTGACCTGCTGACCGAACACTGGCAAGTCATTCACGGCGATGGTACTCAGGACCAGTACGCCGTCGTCATCGGGCGCCCGCTTAAGGATAATCCGCAGGCGTAACGCCAACCGGCCCTGCCCTCGATGGTGATGAGGGCAGGGCCGAGAGGTGTCAGAATCCCCAGAGAATTAGGCCGTGTCGGTCAGTACTAATGACCCCGACATCAAAGAATCCGCAGTTTCGCTTCAGCCAGAAGATCCACTGGGCACTGGATGAGGGATCGGTATCGACTCGAGCTTGACCATCGCGGCGGAGATCAGCAGCGAGGTCGCCCAGCCGATCGATATCCAGCCCTTGGGGTTCAAGGGGAAAGGTCATGGCCGGATCACCTTTAGGCGGTGCGGGTATTTGGTCATGCCTCAATGCTATGGGCAGGGGGCATACGAGTCAAGGCGCATAGGGCTATCCTCAAGCGATGGGCTCGCCATCATCGCCCAATCATGCCTACTCGCTAGCCCATGCGATTAGGAATATCCGTAGGGCTCTCTAATGGGTGATTGCGCATGACTGATCGATGCGCGATGCGAGCTATTAACCACGCCAATGAAGGCCGGCCCTGGCGCGGGCCGACCCTCGGGTGTGTGGGAGATCAGCAGTCCTTTTCCCACTGCTGGGAGATTATGTTGCGGACAGTTTCCCGGGCGGAAGCACCGTCGATGTAGTTCTTCTCGAGGTCGGCGTAGTGAGGTAGTGACTCACCATTGGTGTGATACCCGTAAAGTATCTCCACTTGATCCACCCAACCCTCGAAGAAATGGGTGTACTTGTCGGAGGTCTCAAGGACCGCATCTCCTATGCGATCCATGTCAACCTCTCCTTCACCCAGGGGGCGGAACTGCTCGACCAAGAACTTGAACCGCGCCTCCTTTATCTTCTCGCTGCGGTGAACGAAGATGCCCTTGTCTCGAGCCTTGTTGTTGGCCCAAGTGCCGGAGTAACCGCAGCCCGACTCCTTGCAAGAAGCGAAGTGCCCCATGATTTTCCGGCCCTTATGGGTGATGGGGGAATAGTATCTGCGCATCTCGTGGAACGTAGGGTCAGTCCCAGGCAGGGGGTTCGGCTTGGTCTTGGTCATGAATCCTCCTCGGTCAGGGGGGCAGCTGATGTAACCATAGTATCCTTCTTATAATGCCCCGTCAAGGCTTTGCCGGCAAGCATTACTTACACACCACGAGGGCCGCCGAAGCGGCCCCCGAAGTTAGTCCCAGTCAAGGGGTATGGGATGAACTGTCATTCTTCCTTCACCCGACCGAGGAAGGGAAGAGGGCTCGAGCATCGCAGTCTCGTGGAGCTTGGCGAAATACTCCGACTTGTCTCGGCGCTCCCGAAGTTCCTTCGCCAGCTCCCGTTCCATTATCCGCCAGTCACGGATAAAGTCCCCATGGTGCCGAGTCATGAGTCGACCAGTGGGGTCAGCTCGAAAGACGTATTCCCCTCCACACCATGCCCTGAAGATCCTGCCTTCGTTCTTGGACTTGATGCTGTTCGTGTCTCGCCCCCGGGTCATACCAAGAGCTGCGATCTGGTCAGCCCGTTTCTGAGCCTCGCTCGCATACCAGTATAGCTGGTCGTGAGCAGCTATCGAGGTCGGTACCCTGGGTGTAGAGAAGATCTTAAATGTCATCCTCCACCTCGCTGAAGTCGAGAGTCTGTGGTTCTGGCGTGGTGATCAGTCCCTCAGTTTGCTTCGCGGGATGATCTTCGGGTAGTGATTCGACCAAGCCCGGGATTTTATTGAGAGGGAGCTGAGGGACGAACCTACCCTGCTTCATCGTCAACCCGTGTCGCTGCATACGGGCACCGATGCCGGCAAAGCGTTCCTGCAAGGTATCGCCATCGAGGGCGTTGCGGTGAAGCCCCTGCTTGTTGTCCTTGTCGACCCTCGGTCGTGGTGTGGGACTATCCTTGCGCTGCCCCGGGATCAGGCCGGCCGTGGTGGCGAGCTTGACCTGAGGAGAAGGCTGCCGATTGCGCCGAGTTCGGGTGGAATTCCAGGTGTCGAAGGCCTTCTTGATGACCGGTACATCCTCCTCAGGAAAGTCATAGCGACCCCCCTGCCCCACCGCAGTATACCCCGAGTCCTTGTCTCGGAGAAACTTGCGCAGCTGCTTTGCGTCAGTGCCGATCCTGGAAGCGACTTGCTTGGCTGAGTAGGTTTTTTTGCCATCTTCTGCCATGGTCACCCTCCTCGGTCATAGGTGGTGTGCCCTAAATAGGGTAGGGCAATACTGCCATACTCTTGGCTGATAAGTCAAGGTGAACGACAGGGCCGTTTGAACATACCTCCTCCTCTCATCTCGGTGGATGAGATTATGAGGAATGAAGCGATTTACCGATCGCGGTCAGCGGGGTCGAAAGGCGCCATCCTATCCTCTGCGATCATACGAAGGTTGTTGCGTCTGACGAGGCTAAAGTCATGCTCGATGATGTGATGGAACAGGGACCGGATCGCGGCCTTGGGGATGACGATGAAGTCGATACCCCAGCATTTGGGGCAGGCATAGATGGTAAATCCCGCGACTACCATCTCATCCAGGTGTGCGAAGATAACTTCGCAAGAGGACTCACTGCACTGGTAGAGCTCGTTGCTCTTCGGCTCAAAGTCTTCGCCCATTATGTGCCTCCTCGGTCAAAGGTGGGTGATGCAGCTACCCTACCTCGGCATCATGTGGGCGTCAAGGCTCTTGGCCAAATTTAATTCTTCAACGACTGATACAGTGTGATGAATTGATCGGTAAGGGCGAAGCCTGCCCAGGCAGTGAGCCTACATCATGCCGAGGTCTAACACTGAGATAGCATCCGGAATCTGGCATATCGGGGCCCCAGAGTAGGGCCGATATTATTGCCAAGGCCGCGAGGAATATACTCACGATGATTGCCGGCATGAAGTCACGATCCATAACATAACTCCTTACAAGCCGAGAGCCCGGGTCGCCCCGGGCCCCGACGGTCAGTGTAAACTAGTGGGCGTCATTCGGGAACCTGGTGTCAGGCTCGAACGTAAGCCCCGTGTGAGGCTTGTCCTTGCCGTACATGTACAGGCCGTACCTCTCGGAAAAGTCCATTACCGGCTGAGACCAAATCCATGCGGAAAATCCCGCGCGGACCTCATCATTCTGCAGGTACTTGCTCAGCGAGTCGGCCGGGATACTGACCAGGTCCATCCCGGGGTCCTCATCATTCCATGCCTCCCCGAAGAAAAGAACATCCCCCACGATGGGGTGAGCGAGGGGATAGCCGGAGAGGAACTGGGCCCGCCGGTTGACCGGCAGACCTCGGCTATGTCCATCATCGTCGACCAGCATCACGCAGTTGGTATCTGCCAGATGCCGGGTCCTGACGATCTCGGGCATACCGATGTCGGCCCGCTTCAGGAGGTCCTTGAGAGCCTCCTCATATACCCCAGTCTTGACTGTCTCATCCGAGGGCAGGAGAAAGCCCTTGAGTACTCGGTCGGTCATCGGATCGTCCCCTCATTTGGTTGATGTGGCATTAGCAATGCTGCCATTGCGCGGGGCTGGTGTCAAGGCAAGCTGACCTCTTCGATGCTTACCATGCACGGGGCGCTGGACGAAGCGGCGGTCAAGGGCTCGCCGCAAACTCCACACCCAACTTGTTCGCCGACGGGCATTCCCGGCCACTCGACGACCAAAGGCACCCCGGTGAACGGATCCACGATGACGTCCACCGGAACTACTGTTACCTTGCTCCACTCGTGCAAGACTACCGGAGTTTGAGTTGTCACGTGACGTCCTATCGACGAGTTCGGGGGCGCTTTGCGGTGAGATAGGCACGGGGGTCGAAGTGTGGGGGACGAGCGGTGGTGGATACGGTGCGGTTGAACTCTTCGCGAACCCCACAGATCGTGCACCGACGACTCGAGGTGTCAACCATGTTGTGAAGCCCGGCGGCTTTGATCGCGTGATGGTTGAGGAACCATCGGAAGACGACTGGTCGACGGCAGTATGTACACCAGGTATGACTCTCTTCAGAAGGTTCGATGCGGGGTCGCCAGAGGACACTTTTAGTGACCTGGATGGGTAGGCCATCAGCACCGAGAATGCGCTGACCGTTGCGCTCGTGATAGACGGGCCGACCACCCTGAGTGATCTTGACGATCCGCTCGGGAGGGCCGTAGGCGATACCTCGAGACTGGATGGTGCCGTCATGTAGCCTACCGCTCTTGATGTACTTCCGAATGGTCTTGAAAGCGTCGACATAACGTACGTACTCCTTCTTGCCCCATGGTCCGTTTGACTTCTGCTGTACATATACTCGCCAGGGCTTTTCGCCCTCCGAGGGTTCCAAAGTCTTAGGCACCGTAGTGAAGTACTGCTTGTACTTCGGATCGTCCAGCAACTCGGCGAGGGTGATCAATGCCCCAGGCTCCTCGGTCATTTGGTGAATGGTGCAGCATCACAATATCGACCAGAGCACTGGGCGTCAAGGCACGTGGCATTGCTACTGGAATACAGCAACCTGTGAAGTTTGACAATAAATTGACGTCAATAAATAATGAAGTGACCAACCAACCATTTTCAACTTGGAAAGGACTAGAGATGGCCTTCACACCCCCCGAAAACCTCCCTGAAACGGAGGAAGACCTAGACAGTGCCCTGGCAAAGGTATATCTGGAGGGTAAGCGGGACGGCAAACGAGACTTGAGGTCGGAAATCAAGGAGTATCTTACCACTAAGTTCTACGGAGCCAAAGGCCGGGATCGTAGAGCTAACCCGGATGACCCGAAGATCCAGGCCATTCGGGAACTCATGCAAACACTGTACAGTAAGTTCGAGGATGGGTCTCTATGACAACTCCCAAGCCGGCAGTCGACCTCGGCAAAGCCCTTCGCATTATCTCGCGTGCATGGGGTAAGCAGTCTGGTTATGCCTTCTTCCCTTATATCGACCGAGCAGAACAGGAAGAGGCTGGACAGCGCCGAGCAGGCTTCCACGAGGGGCGGGCCTACGAGTGGCCCAAGGAAAAGGCCCAGATTCTTGAACACATGGCTGAGAACATCGGCCGTGATCTGTACTGGTGTCCCAACCTCTTCGAGGGCCCGGACCGCAAGTCAGAGCTCGCCATGGATGAACATGCCATGTGGGCAGATCTGGATGAAGCTGACCCTCGGATACTCAGTAATGAGTCCGACTTCAAACCTACAGTAGCTTGGGAATCCTCTCCCGGTCGGTATCAGGCATTGTGGCTGGGTAACCCCGATGTGGGTGATTTCCAGGGAGCTAGCTGGCCGGGTAACGAGAATCAGCGACTGAGCTATTACCTCGGCGCTGACAAATCGGGCTGGGATACAACCCAGCTACTCCGGATTCCGGGTTGGCCCAACTGGAAACCTGAGTATCGCCGGAACGGCAAACCCCGCATGGGTAAGCTGCTCTGGGATCGAGGGCCCATGTACAGCATGGAGGACTTCAAAGATCTCCCAGAGGTCAGAGGAGCCCTCACCCAGGACAAACTCGGCGACATTCTTGAATCCGAAATCGATAACCTCGATCGATCCAAGATCATCGCTCGGATAAAGCTTAAGCTCAACCAGGTAGCTCGCGATCTGCTCACCTCCCGCACAGCTGAGGGTCCACAGGGCTCGAGAGGGGATAATCTCTGGTACCTGATTAGATGCCTAGCAGATGCGGGCTGCACGGTTCAAGAGATCGTGGCAGTCGTTCGACCTTCGGTGTGGAATAAGTTCGAAGGCCGGCATGATGAGCTCAAGCGCCTGATCACTGAGGCGACGAAGGCCATCGATCAGCGCGATCCGGAAGTCGCGGAAGCTGTTGAGGAAGAGCAGGCACCCAAGTCGAGGCCCCAACGCCTCGCGGCCTTTCTCAAGAACGTGAAGCCGCCAACCTGGCTCGTGGATGGTATCGCCACCGAGGGCAGCGTAGGCTTTATCGCCGGTTCACCGAAAAGTTTTAAGTCCTGGTTTGCCCTCGATCTCGCCCTATCCATCGCTACAGGTAGTCTCTTCCTCGATTACTTTCGGGTAGTCAAACCGGGTCGGGTACTATACATCCAGGAAGAAGATCCCGCTAGTACGGTCAAGGCTCGCACCAAGAAAATCTGGCGCAGTAAATCTTCAGATAAGATGACCATGGAACAGGGTGATGTACTCTGGTTGCCCGGTAATGACGACGACTTCGACCCCAACATCGACATTTACCTCATGGAGGGCTTCGTAGTTTCTGAGGGTCATTGGCAAGAATGGCTCGATCAGGTAATGACTGAGGCCGCCGCTGAAGATGATCCCTACGTCATGGTTATTGTAGACACCCTCATGAACGTTGCCGGCGACGTTGAGGAAAACAAGTCACAAAGCATGACCACGAAGATCTTCAAGCCCATCAAGGTACTGATGAGGAAGCACAATTCAGCTTTCCGTTTCGTTCACCACATGGGTAAGGGTGGCGATGATGGTACTAAACGAGGCGGTCAACGAATGCTGGGGGGCACAGCCAACCATGCCTGGGCTGAAGATAGTCTCTACATCTCAAGGGATAGTAAGCCTGGTCGAGTCAAGGTAGAGTTCGAATCCAAGTCAGCTCCCGAACAGCTTTACACCATCAGCGGTCTCGATAACCGCCTCTGGACTCCCTTCTTCGAGCCGGTACCCAAAAAGGATTCTCCCACACCCACAACGCCTGGCCGCGCACCGAGAGCCAAATCAAGCCAGCCTCACCCTGTCATGGAACTGCTCGGTCAAGGTGGTTCCTGGACTACACACGATGTCGCTGAGGCTACCGGAAAGCCCTACAATTCAACCTACAAATCACTTCAGCGCTTCGAAGCGCGGGGTCTAATTACCAAGTCAGGCAAGGCCTGGCGACTAGGTACCTGACTTTCCTTATGCGCGCACGCCGGCCCGGACAAGCTCCTTCCACGGATGGACCAACCATTATCCCACCAGGCGTTATGCCAGATAAGTTGAGACGTCAATGTAGTATCTACCCAACCCACGAAAGTCCCCTATGCGCACGTAATAATACCCGCGTAACAGCGAATGTAATGAGCTGGTAAGTATAGAATATACTTACTTACCCGCTGCAACCAAAAAAGGAAACCCCCATGGACGAAACTGACCCCCTCGAAGCTCGAGATCAACGCCTCGCCCAACTCCGTACCACAGATCCAGTAGCCTGGGCCATCACACAGGGCAAACGAGGCCTTCTCACCATTGCCGAGTTCCTCCGCCTACCCCCCAACCAAGTAACCCCCGAGCTCCAACGACTCATTCGCACCAAGCAGGTAAAGGCCATCCCCTACCATGGAACCAAGTCCTACCGACCTCAAAGCCAAGAAATGAAGAGACTAACTCGCCGAGCATATACGGTGAGAAGAAAAGAAGATCCTACCCTACGGTGAAGAAGGCCCTGGCATTGCCATCGCCGCTCGATCGCTCCGCGCTCGCGCCGTGACAACACAAGATCAATTCTACCTCGGGAGTAATGGGAAATGCAGGACTGGGCAGACGAAGTAGACGTTACCATCGAACAAGCTGACCACCTCAATGATCTCCAAAAACTCAGAGAAACTGATCCCATCCTCTGGGCTCTCATGCTAGGCCTCCGCACCAGCCGTTCCATCGCCCGCCACATCACCCAGCCCCACTACTACGTCCTCCGATACCTCCGAGCCTGCAAAATGGAAACGGGCCACGTCACTGACCGGGAAGGTCGCCGCTCGGTTGAGTGGGTGCTGACGGAAAAACTGCCCAATGAACTCTGGGAACTCACACTATGGGTACGGGCAGAACTCAAGCCCGGGGGCCTCTTCAATCCAAACGAGGAACGAGAAGCCTAACCTCACCGACAGGGTGATTGCGGGGCCCGGCTGGCTGATATAGGGTGGGGCCATGCGAATCACACTGGCAGTAATAGCGGCCGCACTCATCCTGGGCTATACCCACATCTGGTGGCTGGCTGCCGGCGGGGGGATAATCGCCTACTTCTGGGTCCCCCGTCCGGCCTCCGCAAAGCGCGTGCTGGTCGAAGACCTCGAGAAGGGCACCGTCCGCATACAGCCCATGGACCGCGACACCGAGCACTACCTCAAAACTCGAAAGGACGTATAACTGAATGGAAGCTGAAGAAATAGTCCGGGCCCTCGAATCATCCCCCGCAGAAATCCCCGACAATGCCGAGGTCAGCATACTCACCCCCGAGGCCATGGTCTACAAAGTGGTCGAGGTCGAATATGAGGCCGAGACCAACACCGTCTGGCTCAAGGTAGAGGAGGTCGAGTAGTCTTGGCTCGAGAGATTCGACCCCTAGCTGACCCGGGTGTGGACGCCCTCGATGACAAGGTCCGCGCTCGGCTCGCTGAGATCAGGGCTGCGGCAGGCGTTCCACACAGCCAGATCTCGCTGGAGGTACTCTACTTCTTGCCCAAGGCCTTCCTGACGCAGTATGAGCAGATGTTCACGAGGGCTCTCAAGGCTGATGGTGGGGAAAGCCAGCGCAATGCTTCTCAGCATGAGGCTGGGCAAGTGGGTAAGGCCACTGGGGGACGAACTGGTGGTGCCGGCAAGAAGTACAAGAAGACCTTCGTGGTGCTAGATGAACGGGCTCTCCATCTGAAGACTGGGATGGATAAGCGACTACGCATGATAGCTCGGGATATCGAGGCTGGGCTGCTTGGGACGACAGTCGAGGCTAAGCAGGCGAACTGCGGCTCGTGTGGGATGTTCGTGAAGGCCGATTGGAAGTTCTGCCCCATGGATGGCATGCTGCTTGCCGATTGATGATGACGGGCTTGGAGCAGGGCACGGATTGATGGAAGTAGTGGGCACTAGAATATTATCCTGCTCACTACTTTCATCGTGTAGGGGCCCTCTCAGGGACAGTTTAGAGAAGCACTGCTGATCGCTGATCGATCGCATATCGAAGGGCATTAACCACGATGGATAATACACGCTTGGAATGGATCGAGTGCGAGCTCTGCGGTATGCTGTATACATGGTTCAGGGTGGAGGTTATTGAAGGGCTTGTGATGTATGGGTGGCTGCATAAGACTGATGGTGACTGCAGTAAGGACGGAGGATTGCAATGGAGTGAGTGACTACTTGGAGTGAGTAGGTCGAGGTGACTGACTACATGGGGCTTTGGTCCGAACTTGATGGGGTATCGGGGTTAGTGAGTTAGCTTACGGGGGAACCGGGACAGAGTGACGAGGCTCGGGGATAAGGGGTGAAAGGACTACTGCCTGTCCGGGCCTTGATGGAGGAACGTGGTGTGTATGGTTGACTGCGGGTGAATTTCGATTAAAGCCTACGTTCACTACGGAGTTGGACCAAACACGGATCTGACGTACCGGTCGCTGGGGGGTAAACTGACACTGTCTAGAGGACTACTGGGATTCCGTAGAACACTCTAGAGAGCACTACCCGAACCTGGGAGAAAACACGGGGAAAACACGGGGAAACTCGAGGCTTTTTTCGGGACTTTTCCTGGGAAAAAACAGGGAAATTCTCTGGGAAAAGACCCACCAATATACATATGTATACTATGCAGGACTTCAAGTCTATACCCGGGAGATGGTACTGTATCCCAGGGTACAAATCCTGGCTTTTCCAGTCTTTTCTAGTAGATAATCGTGTTGTCAATGTCAACGTCAACTTTTACATGGCTTAGGTTTATAGGTATTGACATTATGGTTGGTCGCAGAAATTGACGTCAATGTGACATACATAGGAACCAACTTTAGGTTCGAGTTCCGGGTCAATTTCTCTGTCTGGAGTTTGTCTATACCGTAGCTGCAGCGCTTCCGGTCCGGTATTACGGGAGCTGCTGGGGTTTGGAGCCCAGGGAGTTGGCATCTTGGATGTCAGAACTTATTGGGAAACTTCAGGATACGTCGTAATAAAGTGCCATGTATCCCGAGTTAATACCCAGTACCATCCAAATCGGACATTGTCCCCGTTGCGTCCAAAGGGGAGGAAGGGGCGGTATGCCTCAATGCTACCATCTCCGTCATTGGGACCATAGGCGATGTTTGGGATTAATCTCCGGGAAGCGACGATCATGCGAAAACGGACATTGTAGATCATGTCGGCCTTGGAGCCCATATCCCCGTGAGGGGGCTAGGTGCATGATGAATCGACGCGATACGCTCTGTCAGTCGCCACGTGAGGGCGTAGGGGGGCATGCCCTGAAGCTAGCTATCCGGGCGAGGGTCACCCCCTCAGTGACGGCGTCAGGGGCCGCATCGACTCCCCTCACGCGCGCATGATCGCGAGTATGGGGGGCATAATCCTGGCATATGCCACCTCGGGGTTGATCATGGTATCGACTTGACAAGGGGGGCGAGGGGATGCAATAATGATGACATCACCGCACGACACGACGATACGAAGGACTGATCATCATGACCGCATACAACACTCGCTCCCTCGCCGAGGCGCTGATCGGCGACGACGGCAAGCAGGCGACGCGCACGACTCGCAAATTTCTGCGCGATGAACTCGGCGGGGGAAAGGCAGTGGTCGGCAAGGGGGGGCGCTACAATCTCGACTACAATAAGCGCGAACTGACCGCCCTCACGAAGAAGTTTAAGGCATGGGAAACCGCTCAGGAAGCGGCGAAGATCGCTCGCGCCGCCGAAATGGCCGAAAGGGCCAAAACGGCCGGGACCGCCGTTATCCTCCCCGATGACTCGAACGGGGACGACGCCGACATCCTCGACGAAAACACCGAATCGGACAACCCGGCCACCGGGCCCACCGACGAGGAAATGGCCGAAATGCTGGCCGAAGGGGACGACGAGGACGAAACGGACATCGAGGACTGATCGCCCAAGGCCCCCGAAAGGGGGCCGAAGGGTGTGTAATCGCCAGGGGGCGTTCTGCGCGCAGCAATCGGGGTGTGGAATGCTAGCATACACCCCGCGATGATCTTGCCTTACAACGTCATACAAAGCTTCGGCGATTTCCTTGACACCGTGGGGGCGAGGGGGTAAAATAAAGGTATGAACAACGACGATGCAATCGACAATGCAATTGACGCCCTCGATGAATTCCTGACCCGCGCGATCGACGCTCTGCCGATCACCGCCTTCGAAATCTCTTCCGATGATGCTAATGCCATCATCGCATCGATCCCCGAATCGATGATCAAACTCTCCGACGCCCTATACGATGCTTTCATCGAAAATATCCCCGATTTCACTTCGCCTGACGCCTAAACTGATCTCCCCCTGCCCCCTTGACACGGGGGGGCAGGGGGGGGTATGATTGACTTATCAACCCGACGACCACGAAGGACTGATTCAAATGCCCGTTTCCCTCGCCAAAAACCTTGACATTTGCTCCAACTGCGGCCGCGACTGCGCGCCGACGCCCTCGATCGAACTTGACCCTCTCTGCTCCGCCTGCATCGCCGACTTCCGCGCCCGCGATATCAATCTCCCCATCGACACCCTGCACGACCTCGCCCCCATCCTCGCCGATCACATCACCGACTACCTCCGCTGATCGACCCCCTGACGCCCCCTACGGGGGGCTGATGGGCGTGCGCATCATTGCCGTATGCCAGCATTCTCGACGCCCAGGGACGCCCTCAGAGGGCGCGTCAGCGCCCCCCTCGAGTCAGTGCGCGATATTGCGCGCGTTGCAGAGTTTGATCATCGCGTCGGAGATCAGTTGAAGATCGGTGGAGGGGTCGTAGTCGATCTTGTCGTGAATCAAGATCGTTTCGGCGATATCGGCGAAATCGTCGTCGTTCAGCGCAGTGGGGGTCGGGTCGTAGTCGAGAAGATCAGCGAGGGCGATTTCAGCGATTCGGTTGATCGTGTCGTTGTTCATACTTCGATTCTATACTGCGTCAGCGACGGTGTCAACAATGCATGCATGCTGAACCCTTCCTTGACGCCCCCCTCGCATCATGGTAAAGTATACCTATCAACCTGAACCGCGACCCTGAGGGACTGATCATCATGACCCGCACGACGATTCACACCTCCGACGGCGATACCTATTACCGATCAGGCGCCGCCCGCACGCTGATCACCCGCGCCCTGCTCGGCATTCTGATCTTCGCCGCGCTGATCATCGCCATCGCCGCGGGAATCGGCTTTTCCCAGGCGGGGAATTCGAATTCCCCCTCCCCCAAGGAATTCTCCATTCTGCACAATGCGCAAAAGGAAATGCCGAATGGGAATTGCCGCCTCGAATGGAATTCCATTCAGAAAGGGCATGAAGTAATCTGCGATCGCTGAATTGCCCTCGCCCCCTCCGGGGGGCTGAGCGGCGTCGTAAGGCATGATCCTTCCTACAGGAATGCTGGCATACGGGACGGGATGATCATGCCCCCACACCCCCAAAGATTGCTACGTCAGGTCCTTGACACTACCCGGCCTAGGGGGTATATTTAAGGCATGACAACGACACCGCACACCGACTGCCACCACCCCGCGACGAAGGCCGCCCGCGCGAAGTGCCGCAAGGCCCGTGCGGTGCAGGTCGAGGCCCCCCGCACGATGAACCTTGACGAGGTGATCAAAGCCTACTACAATAACTCCCTTGACATGGAGGAAATCGCCTCGCGGCTGATCGCCCTCGCCCCCAAGGCCGCCGAGGGATTCTACAACAACTCCCTCACCAACGAGGAAGTCATCGCCGAGGCCATGAAGGCCCTCAACGGCCCCACTGAGGCCCCCGCGACCGCCCCCGAACCTGAGGCCACCCGCATCCATCCGATGCTTCTCGACGCCGTTAACCCCATGATCACCCTCACCGCGAATGACTCCTCAACTGAGGTTCCCTACCTCGACCTGAAGCTGATCATGCGCACCCCCCACCCGAGCCGGGTAATGGCCGGGGGAATGGGAAAGGCAATGCTTCGCCACCGCCAAATCCTTCGCTCCCTTACCGCGGCATTGGGAATCACCGAGGATAAGGCAATCGCCCTCGCCAATGCCGCGGTAATGGAATTGCAATAGGGGGCCGGGGGCCTATATAGGGTCCTTTCCCCTGTGTATTCCCATATTGCCGGGGCGCATATAGGCGGGGGCATTGGGCATGCGCATTGCGCCCCATATCCCTGCCCCTATCCCTGCCTTTATGGATAGGCAATGCATGCATCATGCGCATTGGTGATGAATGCATATTGCCGGCATATATATCCGGGGGGCTATAGGCTGGGGGTATGGGTATGGGCCCCTATTCCCAATCAATTGATCTGATGTTATATCCCATTGATTCATCATGCATGCATTGTTCTAATCGGAATGATCTGATGCGCGCATGCATTGTTGATAGGGAATGATCCGGTGTATGATTGATGCGGCATGAATGCATAGGGATAAGCGGGATCTATCCGTGTTTATTCCGGAATATTCCATTGTATTCTAGTATGTTCCGGTGTGGTCGGATTGGTCTAGTTCAGTCTAATTTGGTTAGATCTTACGATTTGTGATGAATGTCCGTTCCCAGAGGTATGAACCCCCCGGGATAAATATCCCCCATGTCCGGTTTGTACCCGTCCGGACCATAGTGCCCGCGTGCTCTTCCTTCTTTCCCAGAAACCCTATCCACGTATAGCCACCTAAAAATGAAGCGCCTGTCGAGTACCCGCACGAGATCTGATAGCATAGCCCCATGACCGACAACGACGACGACGACGACGAATTGACCGGTGAATGGGCCCACGAGGTCTACATCCCCCAGCTGCAACTCGACCTCCAGGAAGCCCAATACTTCGAACCGCCCGACATTAGCTTCGACGACGTCCTAGAGCCCGAGCCCTGGACCTGCAAGTATCGCGCCCCGGCTTGTGTGGACGGCTATCACGGGGCGACCTGCGATAACTCCTGCGACCGATTCCGTACAGCCCAGCTCAGGCGGGAAGGGAAGATCTAGCACCCATGACCGACGAGCACCTCGAGAAGTTCCTGATCTCAGGCCATGGCGACAACAGCCTACTGATTTGCGCGGCTGAACCATGTGAGTGGTACATGCCTTTCCCAACGGCCCACTCACTCCTCCGCATGATGCACCAGGCAGACCTGCACGCCACCACCAATCACGGCTACATACCCCCGGTTCGTGTGGAAGGATACCTGCCGCCGGGAACCACCGTATACGAGAGTGAGGCCGACTACCGCAAGAGACGCTACAACCCCGTCGACAAACGGTGGCTTTACCCCGAGGAGAGTGACTACGAGCCCGAGCCTCCGCCGAAAGAGCCCAACGACACTCCACACCCCTTCGTGCCCAGAGCAACTTTTGGGGCGGTCTCCAAGCACTGCGAGGAGTGCTACCCCACTCGTCGCCGGCAGGGTCACCCGATTCATACACAGAGAGACTGAGTCATGACCGATGAGTTCCAGTACCCGCCCGGCATCACCGACAAGGCAGCCTACGACGCCCAGACCTACCTGGAGGGCGGTACTGAGGAGGCTATGGCGGCTGCGGCTCGTATGGATGCAGCCCCTGCTTGTGTCACCCACGCCTACGGTACCTGCGATGGCACTACTAGAGACTGCGTACTTCTCAAGAAGAAAGAGACACCCATGCATTCTTTCGAGGCCCCGTCGGGCACCACGTACCACCACAACGGCGACTTCAGCGGCAACATCGTCATGGACGGAGAAGATCGACTGGGTGGGGACATCGAGATTCCGTTCGAGGACATCCGGGCTCTGTACCTGGAGTCCCTGCGCCGCAGCAAGATCTCGGCACTCGAGCAGGCATCTGCTGACTTCCTAGAAGAAGCTGCTCGGAGGGGACTGTAATGAAGATCAGGGATCGGAACCCCGATAATCCCCGGGCGGTATGTATCCACTGCGGCACGTGGGTATGCCATGAGTGCTGGGATTGGCATCGTAATGGGGCTGCTCGGAACGGTCATCAGATCTGCATCAAGTGTGGGGGGATCGAGGGGGAGTTCATCGCGGTCCGGCATAACAAGGAGGGTCACGATGTACTCTCCGCTCCTGCCCCGTTGATCCTGCACCGGATGTTCGTAGTCGGCCCTAAAGGGCAAATCAGCCTTTGGCGGCCGGGCTGGAGATGATAGCATAATTCCATGGCGCCCCGGATACTGACCCGATTGTACTGACGAAGGCGGAGAGAGATTCGCCGCAGGAAGAATTGGGAGGCTTTCTGCTTTAACTATGCGCCCGCGGATAAGTGGTACAGGGTCCAGGAAGAAAATAGGGTCCTGGGCATCTGGGACGGCACCTATGAATTGCCGGAGGAGAAAAAGTGACACTACAGGACGCGATCATCGAGATCTTGGCTGACGGGGGTCCAATGACCCTCGATAATCTCCGACTTCAGTTGGCTGGGGAACTGCCGGGTAACGGGGTCACTGGGATAAACCCCATCAACATCAACAATGCCCTAACTGACCTGAGGATCGCGGGTCGGGTCACCAATGAGTGGCGACTGAGCGGGCCTGACGAGGGTTCGACGACGGGCATTGATCCGGGGGTGCGTGAACAGGCCCTGGACATGGCGATTCGGGCCTACAGGCCCAACCCCATCGACAACCCGAAGACCCTCCGAACTCAGCTGCTGGCGATGGCTGAGGAGTTCTATGCCTTCTTGATGGGGGCAGAAATCCAAACCGAGGCGGTTCGGCCTTCACGTCAGTACTCGGGGGGCATGGTCCGGCTCGACGCCAGCAAGTCTCCCAGTGACCCTTCGGCTGTCACAAAGGCTGATGAGCCCATGCCCGAGGGCTTCCATCGGAAGACTTCTGGGGAGCGCCCGGTCAAGACCAAGTCCTTCACCGACGACTTCGCGGAGATGAACGAGTACAATAGCCCCGAAACCGACTAGTCGTACTATCTCACCCCCGTCCCTAGATTGGGGTTGACTCGCCCCTGACCCTTCGGGTAGAGTTCTCTTATGAAGCCTTCGGAGCTCCGATATGCGGCTCGTGTGGAAGAGAGAAACCCTACCGACCGGGTCAGGGGCACCGTTGTTAATGTGGATTCTTCAGGTATGTTCGTTGTAAAATACGACAATGGGGATTATCTGGCCTTCCAACGGGAGCAGGCTCAGGATTTTGATTCCATTCCTGAGAAGCCTATCCCGGGCCATGCACGAGAGCTGATGCGGCGAATCTATGACACCCATGGGCGTACACCGCCGGAGGATGTGATCGGCGTTGCCGGCAAGGTGCCCGGGGCTCGTCGGGGGGTTGCCTTGACTCGTGATGCTGCGCCCCCTACAATCGAGGCATGACACTAAGACTAATCACAGAGCTTGAAGCAGTCCACGAGGTTCACGAGATCATGGCTCTGGTGACTCGAGCTAAGCAAAATCGCGAGCACCAGAAACTGGATCTCGCTCAGGACCGCAAGGAAGCTTTGTTCGAGCGAGTGGTTAACACCGTCGCTAAGGCCCCGATTTTCGTCGACAAGCAGGAACTTCGCAGTATAGCTCTGACTGCCGCGAAGTTGACGGATCCTGATCTTTGGAACATGGAGTAACTAAGACTGAGGGCATGCTCTGGGTGTCGTAGGGTTTACCCTTGCATCTGCATTGGGGCGGTGGTAGCCAATGTACGACGAACTCCCGAAGGACATAGAGATCAACTCTTGCCACTATTGTGGGGAGGAGATAGAGTACCACCAGATGGGCCTGGGAGTGATGAGGTTCCACAGAAGGACGGGCGGATTTGGCTGCCCACCCAACGCCAAGCGATTACCCTTAAGGAAGTATAAGAACGATGCCCCAGGTAGTGTTCATCTGGAGTCAGGATCCCGATCCACCGGCGAAGAAACACGCGATACTGGAGCAGGTGCCGGCGGTGGGTGACTTAGTAATCGCCCCGGGAGAAACCTTGCCCCGTAACGTTCGAGCTCGAGAGTGGGATTGCAGCCGGGGTAACGGCAAGAATGCCATAATCCACATCGCGCTCGATTAGAAGCTCCCCTGCCTGGTGCGAACAGGCAGGGTAGACCGAGGGCCCCTCTCAATCACTGGCTGAGAGGGGCTCTTTGGTGTTCTTGGAAGATTACGGGCATGGCCCTGGCCATGATGCCTTGCCATGGCGGGTGGGGGATGGTAGATTTGCCTTATTCAACCGAGAGGAGGGGTTATGGAACTCAAGGCACGACTCGAGACGATAGGCCTCGTAGGCACTGGGGCTGCAGCAGCTCTAGTAGTCTGGATGGCCCTGACGGGGGTAACTACCTCGAAGCCTGAGCAGCACTGGGATCAACCGGCCGCGGTGACGATGCCCCCATTGACGGTACCGTCATCTTCAACACCGGCGATCTCTCCGAAGGCGACCATAAAGATCATGGTTACGCCCTCGAAGGCCCCGGCAAAGCAAGTTCGGCAGGCTGTGATCGCCCCCCGTGTGGAGGTTCAGGATACCCCCACTGACGAGGTCTCGCCGACGCCCGAACCGACCACCACGGTATCCCCAGGGGCTGATTACAACCCGCCGCCGAACCCGACAATCTCCCAAGTCGAACCGAAGCCCCCGACTCCGACCATCGATATCCATTCGGGGGAACCCACTCCTGAGGTGCCGCGATGAATACTCCTCAACCGGGGGATTTCTTCCTGGCCCCCATCTCTGGGCTCGGTGGTGCCGCTATCAAGGCGGGAGAATGGCTCAACGGGGATGGGTTTCTCACCGTTCAACATGCCGGCATCTATCTGGGCCAGGGCCTGACGATCGAGGCCATGCCCGGAGGTGCTATCCAGGGCGACATCGGACAGTATGACCCCGCATCGCTGGTGTGGAGCTCGGGTACCATCGAGTTCACCATTCCGGCTACTCGACAGTTGGTCTGCGATGCCGCGAAGAAGTACATCGGGGTGCCATACAGCGGCCTGGACTACCTGGCGATCGCCGCTCACCGGATGCATCTTCCCACACCCGGGCTCAAGGAGTACATCGCCTCAACCAAGCACATGATCTGCAGCCAGTTGGTCGACCAGGTCTATCTTGACGCCGGCGTGCACCTGTTCAGTGATGGTCGGTGGCCGGGATACGTGACCCCGGGGTCGCTCTACGCACTGCTCGGTGACCACAAGTTCCCCGGGAAAGACTTCTGATGTACCTAGTTCTGGGGAAGTAGTGGACTTTCAGATCCAGTTCGTGCATGCCGGCACATCGAGGGAGCGGGCTCAGATCACATTCCGAGATGACGATGGAACGATGATCCATCAGCCCATCGAGATCACTGAGTGGAGTCAGAGTGGTGACTCGGGCGTACGAACTGTACAGGGGCGACTAGTAGGTATCGCCGGTATTCATCTGGTCGAAGAGAAGGATCTGCTCGAAGGAGAATAGGATGGACCGCATGAGCTGTGACGATATCAATCGTCGGCATGCTGAACTCAAGGGAAGGGCCGACGGAGCCCTGGGAAGGCTGCTGGACTTACGGGCACGGCTCATGCGGGCATCATCAAGCGTCATCAATGCTGGATTCCGTGACGAGCTCATAGAGTTCATCGACAGGGGACACTGAGATGGGTCATGCACTGCAATGGGCGATCGTGGCAATATTCTGCCTGCCTGTCGGACTGGGGGGTTTCACAGCAATAGGACTGAGTTTCCGGGATGACCGTCAGCGCAAGCGGGACGGTGCGGCCGCAATGAGAGCAAGGCTGGAGAGTGGCAGAGAAGAAGATTAAGCCTGACGAGGTCGACATCGAGATAACTCGGCTACTAGGTAGAGGATATACCTCGTTGGATGCCGGGATCGAAATCGGACTCGGGCGCCATGCTTTGAGGAATCGGATGCATCGTCTCCGAGTCCTTACCGGCACAGTATCTCAGGCTAACCTAGTTTACTGGATGTTGACCGAAGGTCATATCTGGTATTGGTCCAGGTGGGAGCGCAACAAGCATCGCCCTAGTGATGCGCAGCTCCAGGTAGTAGAGTTGATAGCTGCGGGTCTATCAGAGGAGACTATTCGTCGACAACTTCATCTGAGTACTGGAGGTTTTGGTAGGCGAGTTCGGGATGCTCGAATTAAAACCTCCACCAAATCTCAAGCTCACTTGGTAGCCATTTGCTGGGCACAGAATTGGATAGCATGAATCACCGAATCTTGCTAGACTGTATATCCCTCGGCTGTGTGGGTGTGGCCATGGTTCTCGCATTGTTCGGAGGGCGACACTGATGACACGAGCATTCAAACTTTACCGAGACAAGGACCTCAATGGCGTCTCGGGCACCGGGCTTATCTGCGAGGGGGCACTATTCAGCGATGGGCACGCGGTAATCCATTGGCTCGGCCAGTATCCTCTGACGACGCCCCACCCCGACGGCCTCAGCTCCATTTTCGCCATCCATGACCATGGCGGTAAGGGGGACTTGCGCCTGGTGTGGGAGGATGATCTCGGCGATGAAAAGGGGTTCTCTGAGAGGGACATAGAGTTTCTACACGAGGTGATGGGAAAAGCCTCGTATGCAATGCGGGGTAATCTACTGCTGAATAAGATCCGACGGGTGATGGCAGGACAGTCCCGTAAGGAATCAACCAACCGGGGGTAGCTCCTTGACAGGTCGTCCATAAGATGCGATACTCAACATGATCCCGCCGGAGCGGGCCCCTTGCTTACAATTCCTAAGATCTCGCCACCCGACGGCCCGGTCCAAGGAAGAGCTCGGGGCTCGCTTCGGCCGGAGTTGTCATAGTTGAGGAGGAGATCATGACGGAGCGAATGGCCGCACCCCGAGTGATTGACTTCCGTGATGCCGAACGAAGCCCCACAGAGGATGCTCGGCCTACCAACTCTGCCGGCAAGCTGATGACCGCGAAGCAGGTCAGATCCCGAGCCCGGCGTACGCTAGATAAGGGTAAACGTCTCGACGACGAAACCTTTGAGGCATGGTCGGGCAAGCCAATCGACGAGTGGGATCTAGAAGAGCTCGCGAGAGGTCGCACTAGGGATGGCGGTGGACGCTTTCGGGGTAAGCCGCCCAAGTATATGCCGCGCGCCGTGCACGAGAGGATCGCTGAGCGATTCAAGTTGCTGGTGCGCGACCAGATGAACCAGAACTCAGTAATGGCTTTGGGAGTTATCGGCAATCTTCTCAGTAGTGAAGATACCGATGACAAGGGCAAGCCCATCGTTTCTGCCTCAGTAAAACTGGATGCAGCCAAGTGGCTAGTAGAGCATGTAATTGGCAAACCGGTTCAGCCGACCCAGCAGGATATCTCGGTTAAGCTTCAGGGCATTCTTGGCGCCGTCATGGTTCAGCCGGTCCTGGATGAAGATCACCCCGATCGGGTGGCGCTTCCGAGGGGTTATACTGCCGGTCACTTCGGCACTCGCGGAGAATCCGTCATTGACGTTGAGAGCGAGTGGGAAGATGACGACTAGTTGCGCAATCTGCGGTGAGTACGATGAAGCCAAGCACAGGGCCTCCGAACAACTTGGTTCGCTTAATCATCAGTGGTCGACGACTGGGGTATTGATTCCCACACAGCGCGATGGTACTAAGCGACCGAGTCGACCTCAGACACCCATTTTGGTCGTTGGTGCCATCGACACTGCTCTTCGACAGATTCTACTCAGTAAAGGGATCCTTACAGATGAGGACTTCAGTACTGTTCTCCACCCTGGATCTGGCACTGAGGGAGATCGAGGAACTGGGGAGACTCCGCCAGCCGAATGAGGCTTGCGGAATTCTCCTCGATATGTCCTGGCGGAAGCCTGACGGCAGTATTAGCTGGGTTAAAGAACTGCCTAATCGCTCGATGGACGGTGAGGGCACCTACCGAATCGATGCAGAGGACATCAGGATGGTCATGGAAGGCCTTGAGGAAGTCGAGGATGTTGCTATTTGGCATACTCACCCCTCGGGGCTTGTGGGGCCATCCAAGGGCGATATGAGAAATCGTCCTGAGGATAATATCTACATGGTCGTAATTGCCCTGACCCCCGATGGGCCGATCGCTTCTTGGTTCTGAGAGGAGGTTCTGATGCCGGAATCCTTTGGTGCAAACTACAACCGCCTTACACCTCGTCAGCGGGGTGGGTCTGAATATAGCGGGGTGGGAGAAACTCGGAACACCTTGCAGCCCAAGGGTGCTGAAGCCATTTCCTCCTCGGATGAACTTCGACTTGGTTATCTTACCGGCGATGGAGCGAAGGACCCTCTTCAGCTTACTATCATGAGCCTGGAAGATCGCCGGCAAATGGTCGGGTTGAAGCCCAGCAGTGATCTCCGACCGATCTGGTTGTCCAATACCGGTCGTACAGCAGAGGCTGAGATCGCGGGTGCGGAATACCCCGATGAGCTGAGCACCTTCGATCCATATGTTCCTGGGATGGGTGACTGATGGCCAGTCTCCACTTGCCCAAGGGTAAGGTACTGAAGAAGGATCTCTACTTCGCCGAGACTGGTTATGATCCCCACATGGGTCAACGAATCGTACACTACAGTACGAATGCTCGGCACCGAGTGCTGGTAAATGGTCGCCGATGGGGTAAGACTCTCGCCGGCGCCAAAGAAGCCGAGATCATGACATTCATCCGAAATGGCTTTGGGCAGCCACAGATCGGATGGATCATCGGCCCCGAGTACAGTGACTGCGAGAAGGAATTCCGCGTCATTCATGACTCGCTGCGCAAGCTTGGTGTGGACCAGGTTAGTACTCGGTTTACAAATAATGCCGAGAATGGTAACATGCACATCCGCACCAAATGGGGTTTCGATCTCCAGTGCCGTTCTGCTCGCCACCCGGAAAGCTTGGTTGGTGAAGGTCTTGACTTTGTACTCATCGTTGAGGGTGGCCGTCACAAACGAAAGATGTGGGGTGACTACGTTCGCCCCGCTCTCTCCGACAAGCGAGGTTGGAGTTTTACCTCCGGAGTTCCTGAGGGAGCTACTGAGACCTCGCTTCTATACTCTCTCTATCAGCGAGGCCAGGATACCACTAAGAAGTCTTGGTGGTCCATGCAGATGCCTTCCTGGACTAACGATGTCATCTTTCCCGGCGGTCGCAGTGACCCCGAGATCGTCGAGGCTCGAGATGACCTGACCGACGATGAATTCCGCCGTCAGTACGGTGCTGAGTTCGTCGATAACATCGGTCGAGTCATGAAAGAGTGGGATGATGATGACCATGTCAAGGATCTAGAGTATAACCGTAAGTGGCCGCTGTATGCTGCGGTTGACTTTGGGTATACTAATGCCTGGGTGTGGCTCTGGATTCAAACTGATGAGTGGATGAACGTCTATGTCATCGGCGAGGAGCGATTCTATCTTCGAGACACCGAGGACATTGCTCGGCTCGAGTTCAAAAATCATCCTCTACTCCCACGGCTTTCAACCATTTACGTAGACCCAGCTGCCCCGGATGATGCCAATATTCTTCGTCGTACTCTTGATAAGTCAACAGCCAACAACACGGGTGGCGAACTCAAGACTCGACTCGGCTTGATTCGGAATGCCCTTAAACTTAAGCCCAGTCATCTTCCCGATGGCCACCCGGAGAAGCGAAGCTCACTGCAGATTGATCGCAGTTGCGAGAAACTGATCTGGGAGATGCGGGAAGGGTATCGGTGGCCCGAACGACGATCTGAAGATCGTAACGACTCGGAACTGCCGATGGACAAGGATAACCACGGCCCTGAAGCTCTCGGGCGATTCTACAAGGGCCACATGGAAAAGCGAACCGTGGTCGGCCGATCGCGGCAGTCTAGTATCAAGGTGAGGAGGCGCTGAGATGACCACGTTCAATGAACTTGGTCCGTATGCCAACGCTCTTCAGCTTGGTGGGACTGACGATTACGGTTGGTTGCCTGAGGCAGCTAGGGATCGGGCCAAGGCCTACCAGAAATACGATCAGATCTACTGGAATGATAACAACCAGTTCTCCATTCGGTACCTGGCCGGCGAAGTTCCGGTTTACATTCCAAATGCCCGTACCATGGTTGACACCACGGCTCATTATTACCTCAAGGGCCTGAGTGTTAATGTCAAGGATGCCGAGAATAACCCCGAGACGGATAGTGCTCTCAAGACCTTCCTCAAGCGAGAGATGTTCTATTCGACTTTCCACACAGCGAAGCATACGGGGGTGGCCCGAGGTGACTATGTCCTGCACCTGACAGCTGACCCTGATAAGCCCGCCGGCAAGCGAATCTCGGTTAACTCGATTCATCCTTCCAAGGTAATTCTGGACACTGACCCCAGTAATCGTAACAGGGTCATTCGGGCTCACTTGGTTGAGAAGGTGCCTCACCCTCAGCCCGATAAGAAGGGCGAGTTCGCGGTAAAGGAACTCCTCTATTGGTATGAGGGCGACGAGGGGGAGATCGAAGAGGAGGAGGCCCCCTACCCCGATCAGCTCGTCCGAGACGATGAGCCTACTCCCGGTGTCCGCCGAGTACTTCGGGTGGAAAAAATCTGGTCTATGGATAAGCCATGGTGGGATGAAGAACAGCGGGAGTTGATCTCGGTAACTCTCGATGAGGAAGCTCTTCCCGAGCCTATCGACTGCATTCCTGTTTACTGGTTCACTAACCTCGGTTGGGACGAGGGACCCTATGGTTACTCTGATCTTCGGGGCTTTGAACGCCAGTTCCAGAGTATTAGCCAGGTCACTACCGACCAGAGTACTTCTCTCGGTCTCGAAGGCCTCGGTGTCTATGCCACCGACGGTGGTAAGCCAGTAGATAATAATGGCGCCGAGGTAGAATGGGAAGTCGGACCAGGTAAGGTCATGGAAGTGACCACCGGGGCTTACTTCAGGCGAGTCGAAGGTGTGGGGTCAGTTCGTCCCAACATTGACCACATCGACTACTTGGAGTCTAAGCTTCGTGAGGCGGATGGACTTTCCGACGTAGCCCTCGGTCGAGTAGATGTACAGACAGCCGCCTCTGGTATTGCTCTGGCGATCAAGTTCATGCCTACCCTGGCTAAACTGGATCAGCGAGACAAGGCGGGGATCGACCGTACTAACCAGTTCTTCTATGACTGGAAGAATTGGCACCAGGCTTACGAGGGCCCCCAGCTGAACGGTGACATTGAAGTTACCATCGGCGATAAGCTTCCGACTGACCGCACCGGTCGGATTAACGAGCTGAACAACATGCTCGACCGCGGAGTTATTTCCAAGGCATACTACCGCGACGAGATGCAGAAGCTCGGGTATGAATTCCCCAAGGATATTGAAGACCAGATCGACGCGGAGGATGAGAAGGCAGCTGAAAAGGCTGCTGCAGCGGCTCCTCCCGGTCTTCAAGATAATGCGGTTGATGCGGCCTCCGGAGCTAAGGCTCCTCCTCCCGGCAACCAGCCGGGTCAGGTGACCCAGAAGAGGACGGTAGTCAACCGTAGCAACAACAAGGCGAAACCCAATGAATCGGGTGGAACCGAGGCCAATCAGAGGGTCGGAAGACAGGCAAGGGGCGGGAAGCCCACTGTCAACAAACGGGTTCCGACTGCCAAGTAACTAGGGCGAGATGCCCTAGCAATAAAGGGGACGCGAGATGCGACCGATGATCGATCCGAAGAACCAGTCCTGGTGGCTCACTCTCAACCGACCCATTCTCGGTTTTGAGGATGAGGGCGAGGGTGCGGGTGCGGGTGATGAGGGCACCGAGGGAGAGCCTGGAGAGGGTCAAGAGGCTGAGGGCGAGCCTGATGATAAGTCAGGTAAGGTCGATGACACCGCCGGCCTGAAGAGTGCCCTCGAGAAGGAGCGGGCTGACCGCAAGAAGCTCGAGAAGGAGCTCAAGATCTTCCGAACGGCCAAGCAGGCCGCGGATGATGCTGAGAAGGACGACGTAGATCGCCTGACCGCCGAGCGCGACCGAGCAGCTGAGAAGGCCGTCAAGCTGGCTGCGGGATTCAAGACCTCCGCTGTAGAGGCTGCGGTCATCGCTGCCGCCGGCAAGGCCAAGTTCCGTGACCCCAGTGACGCCTTGCGCCCCGAAGTTCTCTCGATCATCGGTGTGGAGCAGGATGATGATGACCCGACTAAGGTCACCATCGATGCCGCATCTCTGGATCAGGCCATTAAGGACCTGGCCAAGAATAAGCCTCACTATATCGGCATCGAAGAAAAGAAGCTGCCCAAGAGTGGTTCGACTTACGGCGGCAAGCCGAGTGATGGTAAGGGCGACGCAAACGCAGAACTGAAGCGTAAGTACCCAGTGCTGCGCAACCTTAAGTAATTCCTAGGAAAGGGTAAGCCGTCATGGCTGGAGCTCGCTACGACAAGTATGACCCGATCAACGGTGGATTCCGTGCCCCTCTCGCTGCAGACCTGACCTTTGATGCCTCGGGTCACTATGGTCCGAAGGTCATCTCGCTGAACACCAGCGGACAGGTGGTCGAAGGTACCGCGTCCAACTCCGGTGGGGTTGGGGTCCTGGTGAAGAATGTGCCGCTCTACCCGAACCTGGGTAACATCCCGGGTGCGATCAATGCGGGTGTCCCCATCGGCGGTAAGGCCGGTAACGTGGTCGACGTCATGACCCAGGGAGAGATCGTCAGTATTCCCGGGCTGGTTGCCGGTACCAGTTACTATGCCGCAGCCAATGGCACCCTGACGGCTACTCCGCCGGCGACGGGAGTCAATGGGTGGAAGGTGGGTCACACCGTTGAGGCAGACCGCCTGGTCGTTCGCTTTCAGGCAGTCCAGGGCTAGTACTTCTACTACGCTCTCAACCTTGAGGAGTAAGGAACCCACACCATGACTTTCATTCGCGTGAACGAGCGACTCACCCCGAAGCAGCAGCTGATGCTGGGGATGACCGGCTCCATCTTCGGTTTCGATGGCCCGGGTAACCAGGGCGGCGTCAACGAGCGCGCTGACATTCTGACCCAGGCCGGTGATGGTTCCGATCTCAATGAGATCTGGACCGAGATCGCCGCCACCCTGGCAATCTGGAACCGGCAGCGAACTGGGCTCATCGCTCAGCTCACCTACAATGTCGGCGAGGCTATCGAGCACGTCGGTGTTCCCGGGCAGACGGACTTCGAGGAAGCCTCTGAGTACGGGCAGCCTCGTGGAGCGAGTGGTTACACCTACCTGAACCGTGGGTATGACTTCAAGTTCTACGATCTGGCCATGCGGTTCACCTGGATGTTCATCGCTGAGGCCGGCGCGGACCAGCTGCGGAACCTGAACAACCAGGCTCTTGAGGCGGATAACCGCCTGCTGTTCAACAAGGTCTTCAAGACCATGTTCAACCCGACGAACCTCCAGGGTATCGCGGACAAGAACATCCCGACTACCGTCGTTAAGTTCTACAATGGTGACGGCGAAGTTCCGCCGATCTACAAGACCAACACGTTCACTGGTTCTCACACGCACTACAGTACCACCCAGACTCTGGGTGCGTCGGCGACGCTGAACTCGGCTACTGTAGATGCAGTCGAGGCTGACCTCAAGAAGCACGGCTATGCTCCTCAGCAGTCTGGGACTCGCCTGATCATCACGGTGAACCCCCAGGAGGGGGCTATCATCCGTACGTGGAAGGTGACCTCCGGGGCGAAGTACGACTTCATCCCGAGTGCCAACTACGGCGGTGGCATCTTCCTGCCGATGAACGGGGGCATCATCGCTCGTCCCGAGGGGGTCGTGGATGAGGAGATCGGTACTTACGGTCCCTTCCACATCGTCGAGGAGGAGTACACGCCGGCCGGTTACCTGGCTTGCCTGGCTTCCGGTGGTGAGTTCTCCCTGAACAACCCGATCGGCATCCGGGAGCACTCGAACCCGACCTACCGCGGCCTGACTCACATCCCCGGTCAGCGATCGGACTACCCTCTGATCGACTCCTTCTACCGTCGCGGCTTCGGTACTGGCATCCGGCAGCGAGGTGCGGGATTCATCGTCCAGGTCACTAGCTCGGCAACCTACACGGTACCGGGTATCTACGCCTAGCCCAAGCATCGGCAAACTACAACCTAGGGAGGATCGCGGTATGTCTGAGACTAACCCCCTGGATGACATCGTTGATGAGTTGGTGGTCTTCAAGCACGAAGATCCCAACCATCACGACGGTCAGTACTTCAGCAATAACCCCATGTGGGCTGACAGCCGAGTTCGAGAGCATTGGATGAAGCGCAATAGCGACGAAGCCAAGGCCGCTCAGAACGACGTCGAGGACGACGAGGACGACGAGGACGAGGATTCCGAGGAGGTCGACTATAACGTCATGACCAACGAAGATCTTCGCGCTGAACTGCTTACCCGGGGTCTGGCCCTCGATGGTAAGAAGGTCGACCTGATCCAGCGACTCGAAGAGGACGACGCAACCGAGGAGAACGACGCAACCGGGGAGAAGTAAGCCATGACTATGCCCCCCACGTCTCTAGATCTCCTGCGGCTTTACATCGACGATGTCAAGACGTTGGATGGTAGTGACCCGATGTTCACTGATGCCGAACTTCAGGGGGCATTGGCTTCATGCCTGGATAACCCAGAGCGAGCAGCAGTTGAGGGTTGGCGCTGGAAGGCTGCCAAGTACTCAGCTCTGGTCGATGTGACCGAGGGCAATGCTTCCCGAGCGATGTCCGACCTCCAGGATCATGCTCTTAGCATGATACGGCACTATGAGGCTTCTCGATCTGGGCCTACTGAGGGTCGGACTCGCATCGGGTCGATTCGGAGAAGGAGTTTCTGATGGACGCCACAATGACCCCCCATCTGCGCAGGGTCATGGCGGAGTTCATCAAGGCGGATGGTCGGGAGATCTCATTGCATCGCCCGACCTTCACCAAGACTGCCACTGGTGGGTATGATAAGAGTTCTTTCGAGACTCTGGATCCCCAGATCTTCCGACTCGTCATGTATCGCCGGCGATTGACCGATCTGACTACCCCCAAGGCTGACGGAGAAGTTCCGACTCTGCCGTACGTTCTTATCGGGTACTATAATAGCAATGTTCAGAGGATGGATGAATTTACTCTGGATAACGTCTATTATCGTATTCAAGGTATCGAACCTCACACCAATGACCGAGTCCACACTGATCGAGTAGTCGCTCAGTTGATCGGCCTCGACCAAGCAGGTGTGACATGGGCCTGAGCGGCATTTTCCTCAAGGATAGCTTGACCTCGGGCATAGCTCGGGCGGAGGTAGTATTCCGAAAAGCTCTTGAGGACGATGTCCTGAATACTGCTACTGAGGCTCTGGATTATGCCAAAGAGCAGGCACCCTGGGAAGACCGCACTGGCGATGCCCGCGAGGGCCTGGATACTGACGTCCGATGGGAAGGCGAGACCATCGTATGGGAACTATACCATACAGTGGACTATGGTCTTTACCTCGAAACTATCCAGAATGGCAAGTTCGCCATCATCATGCCGACTCTAGAGATGTATGCTAGCCATGTCGGTATGAGCCTGAGTGAGAGTATGGGGGGCGATGATGGCTAGTAGTCAAGTCCGAACTTGGGTCCATTCTCGCCTGTCCACCGATTCGGACCTCTCGACAATCACCGCAGATAGAGTCTGGCAACAGGGCGGGATACTTTCATCTCAGGAAGTCAAGCCTTACCTAGTTCACCACTTCGGTAATAACACCGACGAAGGTATGGCTGACGAGGATAGTTTCCAGCCCAACCGTCAGTTTCTGCAAGTATTCATCCATTGTAATCAGGGTGACTACGGGCCGATCGATGACATCATGCCTCTCGTAAAGAAGGCGCTGGCAAGTCTCGAGGGTCGACCAAAGGCCCTGATTGCCATACAGTATCTGGAGACTAGCCAGGATCTCCAGGATGATCTTCTCCAAACCTATTTCCGCTACATGCGTTTCCAACTGATCCTCTCGGAGTGAGCTATGGCGACTAAGATCAAGTACTCGGGTGGTTCTCATTTTCGGGAGCTGCTCGAGGAGGACTTCAAGAAGCTGGGTGTGGAGGGTCAGAAGGCCCTGACGTTTGCTCGGCATGAGGTGACCCTCGTCGAGGATGACACGGCTGATGCCATCATGAAGTTCCTCGGCGAGGAGTTTACCCAGGTCAAGAGTGATACCTCAGCGATGGTGAAGGATGCTACTGCTGACGCCCCGCCGGCGACTTTGCCCGAGGATGAGGTCGAAGGGCCCGCCTGATCAAGTGGGCCGTAAAGCCTTCTTCACGAAGCCTGGATGAGAGTCCCTGACTAAAGGTACCCATCACAGGCATGATTAGGTGAACTTGATTACCCTAATCATCACGGACTCGCTAGGAGCGTCGCATGATCGAACTCCGATGCAGCGGCACCATGCATGGAAAGCTGGCCATCCTCGATGGTAAGCTGGAAGTCAAATGCGGGCGACGTGGCTGCGGGGCCAAGCGAGGGGTTGTGGTTCTCCACACCTTCGATCTAACAACCGGAGATCTGGTCGCAACCAATAGGTTCGCCGACCCCGTAAGAAACGAGGAAACCCATGCCTCTCGGTAATACCCTTCCGTTCGGCCTCCGCGATGTTAAGCTCTGGCCGCTTGATGTTACCGGTGCCCGAGCTGCAGTTGGCATCGACCTGCCAGTGTCTCAGACCTTCAGCTTCAAGGAGACTGTGTCCTCTGAGCAGCTGATGGGTGACGACGTCATTCAAGGCAGTCATGACTATGACCCGATCATCGAGTGGGAACTGGATGCAGGGGGCTACTCGCTCGAGGCTTACGTAGTCCTCTCTGGCGGCACCCTCACCACGACCGGTACCACACCGGCTCAGAAGAAGGTCCTGTCCAAGCTCACCACGAACCAGCGGCCGTACTTCGAGGTTGAGGGCCAGGCCATCTCTGACAGCGGTGGTGACATGCACGTGGTCGTCTATCGGGCCAAGTGTGATGGCGACCTGGATGGCAAGTTCGAGAACGGCGGTTTCGCTCTGACCAAGGCCACTGGTAAGGCTTACGGGCGAATCGACAACCAGAAGCTCTGGGACTTCGTCCAGAACGAGACGACTATCTCGATTGTTGCGGGGCCGTAAAGTAGGACAATCATCACGTCACGAAAAAGTTGAGATGATCGGCGGGACTGTCAACTTTTCATGATCATCAGGCATAAAAAATGTGTGCCGAGGGGTGGCCACCCCCAAAAATAGTTGGTTTGTCATTGACAGCCTATCAGCTCACTGATTAGGCATGTCATATGACATAACTCAACTGATTTATTGGTAGGGTAATGCCCCACCCTGAGGCCTTGAACGAACCAACCAAGAAGGAAGACGGCCATGACCGCACCCCGTAAGACCGGTAAGACTGGTAGCCGTAACCCCGCAGCCAAGCCGACGTCAGTGAGTGCCTGGAAGAAATCTTCACTGGCGCCGGTGCTGGAGTTGCCCTCGGGCAAAGCCATGCGGGTGAAGAAGGTGGGCCTGCCGACTCTGATGAAGCTGGGTATCATGCCGAACTCGCTGATGGGCATTGCTCAGAAGGCGGTAGGCAAAGGTACGGGCAAGGCAGATGAGATGTCCCAGGAAGAGATGGCCGAGCTCATCTCTGACCCCAAGAAGATGAACGACATCGCTGATGCGATGGACGGGGTTTTGATCTTTGTCGCCCAGGAACCCCAGGTTTACCCGCTGCCCGGCGATGGTGTGGAGAAGGATCCTGAACTCCTCTACGTCGACGAGGTGGATGATGAGGACAAGCTCTTCGTTTTCCAGGCAGTGACGGGGGGGACCACTGAGGTGGAAAGCTTTCGTGAAGAACACGTCGCAGGTATGGCTGCTATTCGTGGACTCCAAGACGTGGAATTGCCGGCCGAGTGACCTGGTAGCTATCGAGGATCCCTATGTAGCTTACTGCTTCGACCAAGCTGTAGGACACATCGGCCGATCAATCGAGGCTGAGTTGGACAAGGTCGAGTCCAAATCTGTAGCTGAGGGTGAGCAAAAGAGAAAGATTGTGCTTGAGCGATTCCTGGGCGACCCGGAGAAGCCCAGCAAGGGTCTGTATGCTGATCCAGCTGCAATGATGACATAGGGAGATCACGATGGCTAGATCGCTTGGAGCTATATCGGGCCAAGTGAGGCTTGACGCAGCTTCAGCGATTGCCGCGTTCGCAGCTGTTCGATCGGCTTCAGCTAGAACTGCCACCGAGGTCAATGCGGCGGGAACAAAGCTCAAGGCCTTCGGTAAGGTTTCCATGGTTGCCGGCCTGGCACTCGTGGCGGGGTTCGCGGTGGCTATCAAGGCTGCCGCGGACTTCGAAAAGAAAATGGACTACTTCGGTGCGGTTAACAACGCAACCGCTGCCGACATGGAGAAAGTTCGCGCCAAGGCACTGGAACTTGGTCGGGACAGTCAGTTCTCTGCGGGGCAGATCGCGGATGCCTTCGTTGAGATGGGCAAGGCTGGCATATCCGTTACTGATATTACGGGTGGTCTAGCCGATGCCATCGTCAACATGGCGGCCGCGGCTGACATTAGCCTCGACCAAGCCACAAACATTGTCACTTCTCAGATACAGGCCTATGGGCTAGCGGTAAAGGACGCGGCTCACATCACCAACATCATGGCGGGTGCGGCTAACGCATCCATTATCGATGTTGAAGACTTGGGCGTATCACTGAAGTATGTCGGTGGTGTGGCACATGCCCTGGGCATTTCTTTTGATTCTACGGTCACAGCTCTATCGCTCTTGGGTAAGGCCGGCATCAAGGGTTCTACCGCCGGCACCTCGCTACGCCAGATCATGGTCTCACTCGCCGGCGGTACCTCGAAGGCTAAGGATGAGCTCAAGGCTCTTGGTATCATTACGAAGAGTGGCAGTAACCTCTTCTTCGATGCTACCGGTAAAGCCAAGTCCCTCGATCAGGTCTTCCAGATCTTGCAGGATCACACTCGTGGTCTGACGCAAGAGCAGCAGTTGATGGCTTACCGTACTATCTTCAACAACCGAGCTCTTGCCGCTGCCGAGATTCTGACCAAGAGCGGTGCCGCTGGGTTCGCCCAGATGGCTACTCAGATGAGTAAGACTACGGCAGCTGACGTCGCAGCTAAGAGGATGGATAACCTCTCCGGCGACATCAAGCACCTGAAGTCCTCGATCGATACCCTGATGATCCAGGCTGGAACTCCGTTCCAGAATATGCTTCGGGGAATAGTACAAAGTCTGACCAAGCTTATCAATGCCTTCATTGATATGCCGTCTGGTGCTCAGACTACCATCCTAGCTTTCATAGCAATCACCGGAGTCACCCTGACCATGATCGGGGCTATCGCCCTGATCGGGGGTACACTGTTCAAGGCTGCCGCAGTTATGAGGCAGACGGTTGGGGCTTATCGGGCCCTAGTGGCGATAACCCGAATACTCACCGCGGCTACCTGGGAAATGACCATAGCTGCACTGAGTAACCCTTATGTCATCATCGGGGTTGCGATCGTTGCTCTAATCGTGGGTATGTATCTACTGTATCAGCGCAGTGAAAAATTCCGGGCTATCCTGAGTGCCATCGGTAGTGGCATTAAGACGGGGTTCCTTGCCACCGTAAACTGGTTCAAGAGTCTGCCGGGGTTCTTCGAACGTCTCTGGCACGACATCGCTGGCTGGTTCATGACTGGGGTGAACTGGGTAGTTAAACTCTGGGATTCTCTCGGGAGTAAAATCAAATCCTCCCTTGACTATATCTCAGGGATGTGGACTTACTTTGGTCTGAAGATCATAAACTTCTTCGAGGGCATTCCCTACGCACTTGGTATGCTGGTAGATCAGGCGATGATGATCATCGTCACCTTCTTTAAGAATCTGCCGTATGAAGTCGGTTATGGTCTTGGTTATATCTTGGGTCTCCTCGTACGAGGATTCCTGAATATGAACAAGGCAATCTACAACTTTGCCATGACCGCTACCAAGGATGTCGGAGACTTCTTTGTTGCCCTACCCGGGCATATAGAGAATGTCCTGGTTGCTATGACGGTGGCCTTCGTCAAGTGGGCCAAGAGCTTTGGCATCTCAGTAAAGAACTGGGCCGTTAATGCCTACAATGTAACTATCACCTGGTTCTCTAAACTGCCCGGACGAGTTGCCTCATTCTTCACTAGTCTCTGGCACAACTCAGTAAAGGCTTTCGATAGTTTCACCGTGGCTTTGACCCGGTGGTTGATCAATACTTACAATGCTACCGTAACTTGGTTTGCCAAGCTACCGGGTCGAGTTTACTCTGCATTGGTTGACTTGAAGAACAGGGCCGTCAGCGCCTTTAATGCTACGGTCAGTGCCGCCAAGAACTTTGGCAAAGAAGTTTACGATGGCGCCATGAACTTCATCAACAAGATTCCGGGGGCTGTGTGGGGCGCCCTAAACAATGCCATCGGAACCTTTAAGAGTATGATCTCCTCAGCTTACAACTCTGCCAAGGACTTTGGTCAGGGCCTCTGGGATGGTTTCAAGCACGGTATGGGTATCAACTCGCCCTCGTATATAGAGAAGGCGATGGTCCAGGTGACCAAGGTTACCGATGCAGAAACTAAGAAGCTGGGTAATCAGGTCAAGGTTCTAAGGGGGTTGGCTGGACAGATAACTGATACAAACCCAGCTAAGGCTTCAGCCGCCCTAAACACCTCGACCATGGCCGGACTAACTCAGAACCTTGCCCAGCAAGCCTTGATGTTGCACGCAGCTTCTTCGGCACTTTATCCGATGGGTGATGCGAACTCGATTGCGCGAGCGAGTGCATCAAGCGGGCCGTCAAGTACTTCCTCAACGAGCTGGGATAAGGGTGGGGATCAGCGGGCTATCAATGTGACTGTCAACAATCCAGTCGCTGAACGCGCATCCGATTCGACCGCACGGAAGCTTCGCACTCTTACTTCAATGGGGGCTTTCTAATGACAGCTACGACTGCCGAAACCCTTACCGTCGATGGGGTTTTGCTCAACACCCTCGCCAAGAACATCGAATCTATCGCTGGTCGACTCAGTGTTCCGGTCATCCGGACAGACAATGTTGCCGTACCCAGTAGGCATGGTCGACTAAGGACTACCCAGAAGTTCTATGATGAGGGTCAACTGGTCCTGCCTATGTGGGTTAAGGGGTGTGATGACAATGGAAACGTTCCGACCAGTGCTCGGCAGATGTTCTACTCCAACGTCAATGCCCTGAGCAACCTATTCAGGCCGGGTAGTGGCATGATGACTATGGTCCACACACTGCCCGATCATAGTATTCGCCGGGCGATGGTGGAATGTACAGAGGCGATTAACTTCTCAGTACTCGGGGGTAACAATCCTCTCGGTAAGTTCTCGGTAGCTCTGAGGGTACCCAAAGCTTTTTGGGAAGATGTAAATCCCTTCTCGATCGATCTTACCTCAGTCCAGAATGGGGCAGTAACAACCTTCGATGGAACGACAGCTCCAGTCGAGGACTCGGTTATCACGATCACCGGCCCAGCTACCGGCTGCAAGATTGAAGCTCGATACGGAGGCAATGCCCTCGAGAACCCTTCCTGGGTACAGTATAATGGTACCTTGACCGCTGGGCAAACCCTGATCATCGACTGCGGTAATTGGACCCTGACCGGTACTGGGGGCCTGGTAGTTAACTATAGTTTTCTCGCTCATGCCGGCGGGGCCCGATGGTTTACTATGGTACCCGGACCGCCAAGTCTTCCTCCCGAGGTCAAGATAACAGCTACGGGTACAACTGGGGCCACCAAGATAAACATTTCGGCCCGACGAAAGTTCTTGGTGGGTTAACATGGCACCCCAATTTATGCTGCGTACGGTTACTTCGGTTGGCAACCTCGATCAATTTTTGCCCGATGTTCAAAGCCTAACTCTCTCGCCTGTATTCTCTCAGGCTGGCTCGGTAATCTTCACATATCCTCAGAGTGGCAAGAATTACAACTTGCTGGTTGAAGATACTGAGATTGCCGTGATGATCGACGGGGTCGAGGCTGGGGCACTTCGATGCATCCTCGAACAGATCGAGGGAGATGATGCCAATGAGGCTGCCGATGGTATGGTGTGGACATTCACTTGCCGCACAACCATGGCTCTCTTTGACCGGGCGGTAGTTTATCCTAAGGGTTGGCCTGGTGCTAATAATCCCCCGACCCATAGTTGGACTACCACCACTGCTGGGGGAGTCCTCAAGGACCTGGTGGCTAAGGCCCAAGGTCGAGGAACACTCACCGATCTCACTTTGGCCTTCGACAATGTCCATGACTCGGCTGGACAAGCATGGGCAGAAAACCTCGACAACCTAAGCTACGATGCTGGCACTAAGTATTCTGATATCATCCAGGGTCTGGTTGATGGTGGATACTTGGAAGTATCGATGGATAGGCGAACTCTGTCAGCCTACAATCCCGGTACTCTCGGCGTCGATAGATCAACCGGTACTAATCCTCTGAGGTTCCATGAGGGTCGGGATCTAAGTGAGTCTCCCCGTAAGGTAAGTACTCGGGATCTAGCCACCTACTTGTTGGTTGCCGGCACGAATAATGCCTATGTTGAACAGGGCTCCGCTTCTGACATCGTCACCCAATGGGGTCGACGGGAATCGTATTACTCCGCTAATAACTCTGATGCTGAGGGTGTGCTCAGAGTAACGGGGTCATGGAAACTTGCTACCCTCAACCGGCCTCTACTCGAGGTCACCCACGGTCTAGTTTTTGAAGACTCATCAAACCCCCGGCCTATTCGAAACTTTGGCCTAGGTGACTGGGGTCTAAGCGATGTAGGGCGAGGGTGGGAACGATACCGGATCAAGCAATGGGTCATGGTATTGAATGCCGACGGAACTGTTAATGGTTCTGTAACCCTGAACGACCTCATTGCCGAGCAGATCGATAAGCTCAATTCTCGTCTTGGGGGTATCGAGAATGGGAGTTCGGCTACTGGCGGATCTGACGAGGTCGACGATGGAAAAGCTCCGGCAGTTCCCACGGGCTTGAATTTGACCAGTGATTACTACCTCAGTGGTACTCAAGCTCTGGCTATCATTACTGCGAACTGGGTAGCAGTTACCACAAATGCCGATGGATCTGTTGCGACCGACCTCAACTACTATTTGGTAAGGTGGAAGTACTCTACCGATACCAACTGGCGGACTACGCAGCGAATCGACAACGGCGATACTGTCGCCTACTTCGACGGGTTGTTCCCGAATCAAACTGCTCAGGTTCAGGTTGAGGCGGTCGACAAGTATAACCGAGTCAGTGGATGGTCCCCAACCGTATCAATCACTACAGCCTTGGATACTATCCCCCCAGTAAAACCCTCGGCACCGGTAGTAGTATCCAACGTTGGAACTCTTCGGGTAACTTGGAGTGGCCTCGATTACCTGGGCAGTCAGCAGGCACCCGACTTCAAGGGTGTGGAGGTACACATTGGAACTAATGGTACTTTCACCCCCGATAACACCACACTAAAGGATTTCCTTACCTCTCGGTCCACTACTTCAACCACCATCACCGGGTTGACTTATGGAACTGATTGGTTTGCTCGACTGGTCGCTGTAGATACTACGGGCAACCGAAGTGCCCCCTCTGACCTGACCTCGACTAGTCATGCTGTACTCAACCAGATAGTCAGTGTTGAAATTGGTACTGGGCAGGTTGGTCTCAACAACACCGCATTCAGTGACGTTGGTAACCTGCTCGACGATGGATCCTTCGAGATAGCTACCAAGCGAGCTGATCGCCAGACTCAGATCAACGGCACTCACTTGGCCTTTGATTCCTCAGTCTCCTCGAGTGGGGCCTGGAGTCTGAGAAGTGATTCATTCGTCGCGGGTACGGTCGAATACTTCACCCTCCAGGATGCGCTTCCAGTCAAACCTGGAGAGCGAATTTTCGGTGCGCTTGACCTCAGGGCCACTAGCGGCTTCACCGGGGCGGTTAATCTCGACATCGCCTGGTTCAATGGAACCGGTACCCAGATAGATTCTGCCGGCAACCCCATTGCCAACTTCTATACTCTGGCTGGTACAGCTAATACCGTAGCAGATAATAACTGGCATGCTCGGGTGACTGGAGTATCATTGGTGGCACCCCCCGGGGTAGCTACCATGCGACTGCTATTGTATACTTCTGGACGAACTGCTGGTACCGTCTGGGCAGATGCAATCGAGGTACGTAAGCAGATAGATACTCTGCTGATCCAACAGGCTGCTATCACCACGGCATTGATCGCTAACTTGGCGGTTAATAATGCCAAGATCAGTGACTTGAGCGTCGGTAAGATCACCGCCGGTACCTTGAATGCCGATATCATCGTCGGCTCGAGAATTAAAACGGCTGACACCGGGGCCAGAACTGAGATGAATACTTCAGGCTTCGGGGCCTGGGATTCTTCTAACACCCAGACTTTCTCGGCCTCATCTTCTGATGGCTCCATTGTCATAATTGGTAGCCTTAAATCTGGGCCTGCCGGTAACCGGGTTGAGATCAACCCTTCGGGAGGGTTGCCCGAGATAAGGTTCTACCCCTCAACGGGTAGTAACTATGCATTCATCAACGCGTTTAGCCCAACCGGATCTGGGTCAGCCTTCCTGGGACTTAACTCGGGACAATCTACGCTGAATGGGCAAACTTCGTCATTCCGAATTTTCATGGCGGATGACCAAGCTTCTTTCGAGACTATCATATCGGCAACCCAGGCAAAACTGGGTACCTATATAACTCTCTTCGAGACCGATGCTGCTTTTGCCTACTGCAATTCTGACGGTAGCGATGCGGGGTTCGTCTATGTCGGAAAGACCTCGACTACCGTCGGGTACAGCAGTACAAGCGACAGCAATGATACTTGGTGGTATTTCAACAATGACGGTACAACCGGGCTAGTTGGTCGATTCCCAAATAGCCCCAGTGTAGGACATAATGAGGCTATCTGGACGGGAGATGGCTCGGTAAGTTCAGCTTTCCAGGGGGTGGCATTTGGGTACGGAGTAACCATGCTCACCACTCCTCGGCCTTTGACCAGTCTATACTATGTGGGTGCTAGCCAACCCTTCTCCTGGGTCAGTGCCCGATCTACCACCGGGTTCACCGCATCCTGGAATATCGCCCTCAGTATTACCGTGCAGTGTCTAGCTTTCAGGATGTGATCATGGACTACCATCTGGTTTCTGTAGATTCTCACGATGATGACTTTCGGTTCATGGCTGCATTCAAGCCTCCCACGGGTAAGCTCTTGGCTTATTTCTTTCCACACCATTCGCTAGAGGCTAGAGCGGGTGAATATGGACTAGATCCCACGGCTGATCGAGATACTCTGCTAGACATCCTTCTTCACGAGCCGTTCATGGATCCTCTACCTGAGGCTCAACTGAGGCGCGATGCTGAGGGTGCCGAGAGTAAAAAGGGTGATCTGATTCACCTGTTCAATGCTCCCACGATCGAGGATGCCAAGAAGGCCCTATTGGACCGAGTCGCTAAGACTAAGGCCGAGGGAGTCAAGGTCATCTGGGATGCTGATACCGCCCAGGTGCTGAAGAATCACCCGGTCGACCCTGTTCGTGTGGAGGAACATCGCCAACGCATCTTCACTACTAGGGGTCGACTCGGTCGAGAAATTCTTCCCCCTAAAGCCCAGCAACCTCAAGCTTATGATCCCGCAATTCGCCGGCGAGGGGTGACAGTAGCCCTCCTGGATACCTGACGAGAATGATGGGTAAGGTCTAGGGAATCGAGATAGAGCATCTCCTGATATTATCGCATCAAGGTATTCTCGGAGATGGGGAACTAGGTTATGGCTGACGGTAACAATTCATTCGAGGTAGATCCAGAACTTCTCCAGCGAGTGTATAAGCAGAGGCTGGCAGAGGCGACTGAGCAGAATCTTCTGCTGACGGCAGCGGCTACCCAGCTTCAGAATCAGCTGCAGGGGGCCCATGATCGGATTACCATGCTGGAGGACCAGCTCGAACTCTACACTGGCAATGAGGCCGATACCCCCGATAGCTCGGAAGTTCCAGATGAGGTTGTTAAAGCTGGCTGATCCCAGCTGGCGGGATGGGAGGAACCTGAGTTGAACCTGGGATCCCTACCGGTAATCCCGACTGGGGCGACTGGGTTTGTAACCCTCATCGTCGCCATGATTCTCAGGGGAAAGCTAGTCCTTAAGTCTGCTGCAGATCAGAGGATGGTTGAACTTGAGAACCGACTCCTCGAGGTAAAACAGGATCGGGATATGTGGAAAGCCACTTACCACAGCGAAGTTAGAACTAACGTTCAACTTGTGGGTCAGCTCAATAGTCTGATGGAAGTAGGCCGGACTACCGATCACGTAATGCGGAGTCTATCTACCTCATCAGAATTGGTGGGAGGTGGGGATGATCAGGTTTCATCGACACCAATCTCACCCTGACCTCTCAGAGCTTCCTAAGATCTCGCCGAAAGAAAAAGCTGAGGTCCAGGAGGAACTCCGCAAATCTGAGATGAGATTTCTAGAGATAAGCAGGAGGTGGCCGGAAGTGATGGGGGTAGTAAATTCTCTCATAGAGATAAGACGAGAGAATAACTTCCAGGCCAAGATACGAAATGCACTGACAGGGGAGAACCCATGACCGGCGGGCAGTTGGCCAATGGCATAGGTAGTGCGGTGGCAGCACTCTCCAGTGGTGGGTTCATCCTTACTTATGGGGTTTTGGCTAGATGGTATAGGACAGTAACCGGTCGATTTCTCATGGTACTGGCCGTCTCAACTCTAGCAACCTGCTTCATAACTCTGAATATCACGGCTAAGGGATTTACATCCCAAGCTGATTGGCTTCGGTATCTGCAAGCCGTAGTCTGGATATCGATCGGAGCTACCTACATCTACCAATCATGGTTGGTGTGGAAAGAACAAAGGAAGTAGGTCAGATGATTAAGATCGTAGATGTATCGTCTCATAACTCGGCGACTGGATACTCTATCGCAGGGTGTGACGGGGTCATCGTCAAGGCAACTCAGGGTACAACCTACACCAACCCCAATCATGCGGCCCAGGTCAAGCGAGGTCGAGACAATGGGCTGGGCATCGGGCACTATCACTACTCTGAAGGTACTGATCTCCATGCCCAGGTAGACTACTTCCTGAAGCAGGCTAAGCCTCAGCCTCATGACTGGTTGGCGCTTGACTGGGAGAACCCTGAGGTCAGTTCAGCAGAAAAGGATGACTTCCTGGCTTACTGCCGATCTCGAGCTGCGGGTCGAAAGATCTTGCTCTACTGCAACACTGACTTCTGGTTGCATCGAGAATCGGGGGCTCACCGAGCTGACGGCCTTTGGGTCGCAGCTTACAATGGTAGGCCTGGCAATCCGGGTATCAAGGACTCCTGGTGGGGTCATCAGTACACGGACACTCCAGTTGACCTCACAGTCGCCCAGTTCTCGACTCGAGCTCAGCTCTTGGCTTGGGCTGGGGCTACCCCGACGCCGACTCATCTTCCGGTGATCTCTCTGGCTCACGCGACCAAGGCTTTCCACACTGATCCTAGTGCGAAGCAGGGTCATCAGACCTATGGCAGCGAGATCAAGATCCTCGAGCATGCCCTGGTCAAGGTAGGATGCATGCACACCTCGAAGTACACCGAGGATGGATCTGCCGGTACCGAAACTGTCAAGAGCTACAGTGATTGGCAGAAGAAGTACAGCCGAGCCCACAAGCTCAACTGGGGTGGCTCCGACGTCAACGGATTCCCGGGGATGACTTCTCTCAGGGCGCTGGGTGCTCAGTCTGGTCTGTTCTCGGTGGTGAAGTAATGACCATACCGAGTGAAACTCCAGTCGAGGTCAACAACACCTGGATCAAGACCGCCAAGCAGTACTGGAAGGATTTCCGAGAGCGAGCCCTGTCGACCTTCTGGCAGGCTGCGGTACCCATCCTGGTCGCAGCCCCGCCGGCAACGAACTGGGGTGGCCTGCAGACCGTGGGTTGGGCAGCAGCAGTTGGCGGTGGTGCTGCGGTTCTTTCCATGGTGAAGTCGACCTATGTACGAAACCGAGGCGTGAAGAACTCGGCAAGCTCTAATTCTGCAGTCTGACTGAGGTGACCGGGGTGGCGGGGCCCCGGTCATCCTAACTCCCAGGGGAGACTATGCCAACGCCGGAAGGCCTGAAGACTACCGTAATCCATGGTCAATATGCAGAGCCTAATCTGGCGGGTACCCCTCTGCAGGGTGTCGTAACATTTTCAGTGACTCCGTCAATTCTCACCTTTCCCGATCAGAACATCATCATTGCCGGCACCGAGACTGCGACCCTCGATGCCAATGGCGAGTTCATCATTGAACTCATCGCTACGGATACGGTCAATGAAAACCCCACGGGCTGGCTCTATACAGTAACTGAGAAGCTCATCGGGGTAGTCCAGAGAACCTACACCATTGCTCTGCCCTACAACAATGGTGTAACAGTAGAACTCTCGGACATCACTCCCACCACCGCAGCTCCTACGTATATTCCGGTCATCGGGCCCACTGGGCCGCCGGGATCGATCACCAATGTGAATGGTCATACGACCACCGTTGTTACCCTGACCGCCGCAGATGTTAGTGCTATCGCAACCTCCGCTCGAGGCGCGGTCAATGGGGTAGCCTCCCTCGATGGCAGTACCAAGGTACCGGTCGTTCAATTGCCCGACCTGAGTGGTACCTACGTAACCGTAAGTCGAATAGGGGCAGCTAATGGGGTTGCAGGACTAAGTGCCTCCTCCCTGGTACCGTCGACACAACTTGACATCTCAACAACAACCCCGCTATCGGTGGCAACTACCGGGGCCGTGGGTACAGCCACCAAGTTGGTCAGGGAAGACCATGTTCACCCCGGTGTAGACCTCAGTTCAGCCCAAACTATCGCTGGGCTTAAGACCTTCAGCGCGGGCACTCGAAGTGTTCAGCTTGGTGTGGGAGTGGCTCCCGGCACCTATAGGGCTCACGTAGTATCTACTGTCGATGAGATCGTAATCCAAGCGGATCAGGTTACCATAACTGGGGCCAACCCGGTTATCGGAGTCACAACCTTCGATGCTACGATGAATGCTTTCTCGGCAAAGGTTAGTGGCGACTCGATCAACCGAGTCTCCATAAAGAGCTCGGGTAACATCGAGTTCGGTACTGGGGCCATTACTCGCGATGTGACCTTCTATCGATCCGCAGCTGGTATCCTGAACTCCACAGGCCAGTTCGCGAGTGATAGTGCGGCGCCTACCCTCGCAGCTCACCTAACTCGCAAAGACTATGTCGATGCGATCAATACCTCGGCAGCCCACATTGCCGGCACGGAGACTATCACCGGTGCTAAGACCTTCACTGGTGGAGTAACTGTTACTACCCTGAGTATGTTGGTTGAGGGTTCCGCCACAACTAGCACCATCTATCGGGGTCGAGTTACTGCTGATACTCAGTCTCGAATCCTGATCACGGCAGATGGTAAGATAACTTGGGGAACTGGCGCGGCAGTCGGGGATACTAACCTATACCGATCCAATACTAGTGAGCTTACCACCGACGATGCCCTGATCGTCTCGTTGAACCTTTCCACACTGGGGGACCTCAGCATCAAGGGCCGGGGCATGGGCCGAGGGCTGCTAGGCCAGATCACTCGGACTGCCTCAGTTACAATCCCTAATGCCACGCCAGGCGTTCTGATGACCTTGCCCTCGGTGACTTTCCAGGATGGTCGGGCATACAGAGTCACTGTCTGGGGTCACCAAACTAATGCCACCGCAAGTACTTACTGCGTATACAGCCTGGTCAAGGGAACAACTACTGGTGGTACTGTATACGTAACTGGCATCCGAGTTCCCGGACTCCCAGTAACTGGTGCTGATGCGGCCGTATCCTTGGTATTCCACCTGAGTAATACTACCGGTGCTCCCGTTACAACTCAGATGGTACTCACAGGTTCTTCCGCCTCTGGTACTGGTACATGGAGTGCTGATGCTGCCGGGTTGATGTCTTATGTAACTGTAGAAGATATTGGCCTTGCCGCTGACTGGCCGGGATCACCGGTCACCTGAGTTGATATCCCCCTCGGTAACTGGTCCGCCGGGGGGGGTATCAGTGTGTTGGGCCCTCGATTTATGAAGTGCGATGGGCGCGATAATGCACCATTGGAAGGCTGTAGGGAATGTCCTAATCGAGTAGGCATATAGGGTGCGATGAATGAGGCGCACCATATTACCGCTTGACCTGGAGCATCTCCGGGGCGAGCAAATCCCACTCGGCCATTTGATGGGCACGATCCCGAACCATGCGGCAGGCGAGTTTAAAATCCCAATCGGTAATGCCCTGTTCCTGGGCAACCTCATAGAGTGTGACCTCGTGAATAAGGTTGTCATACCCCTGTTGCCGTGCCCGGCGAACGAAGACGAACGTGTGATTGACCAGCATATCTGTAGACTGCCTCATCGACTCGCGCCGGCAAATGGCTCGAGCAGCCTTGGTGTGGGGGTGATCGCAGTAAGCATGTCGGTTTGCCATGGCATTAGTATACCATTCCCACACCGAGGGTGGCAAGGACACACGCCGAAGCGGCCCGAAGGCCGCCCCAGTCAGTTGCGCGGTCGGTACGGCTCGACCGGAATCGGCCGATACTGGGTGATGGCTTCTTTGACCGCCGGCAGGAGGATGGTGCGGGGGTCGATCTCGCCGAGCCCCTGGAAAAACAGGAGAAGTTCCCTGTCGGTCAGGACCTCGAATACCTCGGGCGGGATCGCATCGAGAACCCGTCGCAGGATGTCGCCGTATTCTTCGCGCATGTCGTCGTTCATCATCGTCATGGCAGTAGTATACCAACTCCCTCCGCCCCCGTCAAGGCGGCACACCAAGAGACCCGATCCTTGGCTGGGGGGGGGTAGCCTTAGATCGGGTCTCGAGGTGGGCGCCTGTCATGTATAGGTCATTTAAGCCCGAGCATCAGCATTGCTGGGCCCCCGGGTGAATCATGGTAGATCGGAGTCGAACCGATTTCCTGTTGAGGTGATTAGTCTCCAGGTGGGGCCAGATACTTGGGTAATCAGCCCTTTCTCATTCCCCCCTACCAGTTTGGGGTGGATCAGTAGGTCAGGGTGCCGTCACCGAGGCCGTTGGCGATCTGGTCGTAGCCCGCGCTGTCGTCCTTCTTGAAGGCGATGACCTCCTTGTTGCTGATCTCCTCGCCGGCCGCGTTCTTGCCGAAGTAGGCCTTGACAGCTGCGATATTGGCCTTAGCCATGTTATGCTCCTCGGTCGGTAGTTGAGCCCCTCAGCAGGGCATGCCCAAATGCTATATCGTCCCGTGGGGGGCGTCAAGGCAGCATTTTAACAACGAGAAAGCCCCTCTCCGTTCGTAGAAAAGAGGGGCTTCCTTGTGACAGTCTCGGAGTGGGCCGCAGACTATCGATTATCTTTAGTATTCCTCATGGTTTCTAAAGGCTCTAGGCCACCTGAGGTCACCCACCCAGTGGAGGTGGGGGATTTGAACCCCCTCGGTGCCCGCTCTCGGTCACACCTTTACCATGCCAGCGTCCTGGCCCTCCCCACTGATGGCAGTAGCATGACCGAACCACCCGTCCTCGAAGGGTACCGCAGTGGACTTTACCTGCCCGCACTACCATCAAGCTTATGCGGGGTACCCTCCCGCTCCCGACCTGCGCTGTTACTCTCAAGCGCAGCACCCTACGGTATCGTCGGCCCTTGTGTGGAACTGGTGTTACTCGTCGTCCTCGTCCATGTCGAGCTCTTCGTCGTCCTCGACCTCTTCGACGGGAGCCGGCTTGGCCTTCCGCTTGGCCGTGGTCTTCTTGGCGGCGACCTTCCGCTTCGGCGCGGGGGTCTCGTCCTCGTCGTCCTCCTCGACCGAGGCGGTGGCCTTCTTGGCCGCGGTCTTGGCGGCCTTGTTCTCCTTCAGAGCCTTGAGCTTCGCCTGCTTCTCAGCCTCGAGCTCTCCGCCCTGGTAGGCCTTGACGATGGCGACGACCTCGGGGTCGTTCGGGCCAGACCAGTCGTAGCGGCTGCGGTTGCCGGCGACGATCTCGCGCTGGACTCGACCGGAGTCATCGCGAGCCATCTTGCGGATCAGGGTACGAAGGCCGCGAGCGTCAACATCCTCGCCCGTCTTCTTCTTGATCAGGGCTCGAAGGTCGTTGATGCCGAAGGTGACCTCCTGGGCGGTGGACTTCTTGGTGGCCGGCTTGGTCTCGGTCACCTCGTCCTCCTCGAGCTCGTCCATGTCCTCGAGATCGCCGTCATCCTCGGTCGACTCAGTGTCAAGCTCCTCGTCGGGCTCGACCTCGGGGGCGGGCTTCGCAGCCTTGGTGGAGGTCCGTCGGCCCTTGGTGACAGCCATTGTAATTCTCCTCAAGTGGGGGATGTTATCATAAGCCCTAGGTGCTGGGCGGTGATGGGTAAAATATATCCTTCTAGTGGGGCGGCGTCAAGGCGGCCAGGCGGTTACGGGAACATTGACTCCTCATGCGCGCAGCATTAGCATTGCCTCATCAACCTCCTATTGACCGAGGCTAAAGTGACAAGGTATCTCCTGATCGAGTTCGACGACAACAATGCAGCAGAACGTATGTGGGGACAGATCGATGCTGCCACCCAGGCGGGAAAGGGTATGAGGGTGGCGGGAATGTTCGGGGTACCTACCCAATGGTGCAAATGTCCGACAAGTGATGGATATCACAAGCACGAAATTGTCCGGGGGGCAAAATTGGGCTGGTGGGTTCACAAGCTGTGTAAGCGAGCTCGCCCAGGGTCACATAACCTGCAGAACTTGATCCGACCTGCCGACAGATCGTATGGTGTGGAAACCGGCAGGGCTTGCGTAGTAACTACGGTGAATGTCTTCGAGGCTCCTGTACAGAACCTGCGTTGATTTCATTCCTTCCGAGAGGGCTGGGTCGGTTGACCCGGCCCTCTTGGCGTGATACCATCGGAATGACATCAGAAAGGCGGGATAATGGACTGGCAAAAGGTCTCTTTGACAGTTATCGCTAGATATGGCATGAGTGATACGCCTGAGGCATATGTCATACATGAGGTAAATCCCGATCGAACAACTGCCTGGATCCGTCATGGTTTTCCAGGGGCTACGACGTATTATGTAAATTTCTATTGTCGCAAGAGACCGAGGAAAGTCAGGTTGTTCACTCGGATACCAAAGGGTTTCAAGGTCTGTAAGACATGTACCATGAGGAAGGTCCATGGCCCCCTAACCCGCAGCGAGGAGCAAAGTGACCAAGTATAGGTGGAAAACTAAGCCCTACAAGCACCAGGTGCTGGGGGTTAAGAAGTTGCTCTCTACTGGGTTCGGCGGGGCTTTGCTGATGGCTCCTCGGACGGGCAAGACTAAAACCATGATCGACTATGGCTCATGTCTCTATGCCCTCGGAAAGGCCCAGCGTATCCTGATCTTCTGCCCACTTTCAGTCATCGGGGTGTGGGAACAAGAGATTGCTGCTCACTGCCCCTTCGACTACCGTATCACCGTTTGGGATAAGGAGGCTAGAAAGAAGGGCGTACAGCTCCCTCGATCTGGGGGTAAGTCCTTGGACTGGGTGATCATCAACTATGATGCTCTTTCCACACCAGGCGCAATCGTCAAGGAGGATGCCTATGGCAATAAGATTCGATCGCGCCGGCGCGGGGGTCGATACGATATCTTGAAAGCTTTTACCCGGTGGCAGCCTCACGTCATTGCCCTGGATGAATCCCATCGTATCAAGTCTCCAACTGCGGTCAAATCTCGGATGATGCATAAACTGGGGCAAACTGCAGAGTATCGGGTTATCATGACGGGTACTGTGGTAACCAAGAAGAAGCGTATCTTCGATATCTGGTCACAGTGGAAGTTTCTGTATCCCGATCGATTCGGACATATGACCTTTGGGGAGTTCAAGTCAGAGTATGGCGTCTGGGTACAGATGCAGGGCTATTCTAAGTGGATCAAGAACAAAAACGAAGATGGCCTACATGCGATGATTCACCAGGACGCCTATGCCATCAGTCGAGAGGAATGCTTCGACCTGCCCCCACGAAGGCATCAGATCATCCCGATCGAACTGGAAGAATCTGGGGACTCTTACGATCAGATGGCTAAGGAGATGGTTGCCAAGATTCACACTGGAGAAATTACTCAGGCATCCATCGCCCTCGTACAGAGTCTTCGACTGAGGCAAATTACCTCAGGTATTGCTAAGACCGAACCAACGGCTGACCACCCCAACGGTCGACTGGTTCGTGTGGGGCATGAAAAACTCAATGTCATGAAGGATCTACTGTCGGATCTCTTTGAAGCTGATGAGAAGGTGGTGGTTGGGGCTCACTTCATTGGCGATATCAACGCTATTGCGGAGATGTGCAGGGAACTCAAGGTTACCGTATTCGTACTGAGGGGTGGGGTGCCTCGCCGGCAACGCGATGCAGATATCCTAGCCTTCCGTCGGCATTCCGGACCTGCTTGCTTCGTGGCTCAGCCCCAGGCTGCATCCCTGGGCATTGACCTATCAACTGCCTCGATCTGCATTTGGTTTTCACTGACCCCCAGCTACGTGGACTTTACTCAGTTTGAAGATCGTATCGCCCTGTCGAATCGCAGTACCATGTTCATGTACCTGCTAGCTGAAGGTACAGTCGATGAACTCCTATACGAAACACTACAGGAAGATGGCGAGGTAGCCAAGGCAATTATGGCCTCACCGGAACGACTATTGCGAGAATGACCAATTGCCATGGCATTTGACTGATGCCTGACGGAAAGGATAGCATTTACTTATACCGCCCCGACCGAGGAGGAACTGCTGCTGTGCTAATTGTCGAGGGTCCGGATGGAGGGGGAAAATCCACCCTTGTCCGGTTCTTGAGTTCTCGGTTGAAACTTCCAGTGGCCAACAAGGTGGTCGGCTCTAATACTGAGCCGCTCACCGACCTGGTAGCTTGGACTGAGAATAACGTAGCTCGAGGATTCCAGGGCATGATCTTCGATCGTCACCGCCTGATCTCTGAGCCCATCTACTCGCCGCTCAAAACGAGTAATCCCTCTGGGAAATTCCTGGACCTGGGCTGGATGGCTGAAGTAACCTGGGGTTTCTATGCCTGTCACCCCATCATCATCTACGCCTTGCCCGGGTTTGAGGCAGTCCAGGCTAACGTGGAAAACCCCGAGACTGACAATGAGTTCGTAAGGGATTGGATCCCACACATCTATGCTGGGTATGTCGCTCGAGCCTCGGCAGATCTGACTCGCAAGAACGTTCGGTTGTACAACTACAACACCACTCGGCCTGACGACATCGTCGGCTGGGTCAAGCGAATCCTCGACGAAAGGTCCCCTCAGGATGTCGAACGCCCGCGTATCCCGCGCCAGTCTGCCGATTCCCCGTCAGTCGCCCGAATCGGTCGCCAAGCATCGGGCTGGGTTTCCGACTGAGTTGCCCCAGGTAAACTACCTCGAGATGATCTTCGAGGGCCAGAAGCACCTCATGGTAAAGTACCACGCCATCGAGGCCGCGAACGGCTCGCCGGTCATCACTCGGGAGGAAGAGGGCAACCTCGACGACCGCAAGGTCCAGGCCCGCATCCACGAGTTGTTCGGCTACCTCATCCGAGAACTCGCCGAGGCGATGCAGGAGCTCAAGCTCAAGCCGTGGAAGAAATCCGGCGAGCTCACGGTCACCGAGAACTTCGTGGAGGAAATGGCAGACTCCTTCCACTTCTTCGTTGAGATGTGCATCACCGCCGGCATGAGTGCTGAGGACCTGCACCGGGCCTACTTCAGGGCTCACCGCAAGAATGTCGATCGGATCGAGGGGGGTACTTACTGATGGCGGCAAAGGATAGCAAGTATCAGGGGGTGCGAGATGATCAACACCCCAGTGAGGGTACTTGGGTACAGGTAGTCCATGACTGCGTGACGCCAAGTCAGAGTGAAATCGCGGCCAAAGCTGCCGCGGTAAACACTATTTGGAGCTGCGGTAATTGCTCCGACAAGTGGAAGCTGATCCTTCACGGTCAGCAAGGGAGTTTCGGGGGAGTAACTAAAACCGAGCTCACGTGGGTTCGTATTACGCCTAAGGGCGAGGACGGGGAATAAGAGTTGACTCGGGCAGTATCCCTCTTGAAGCGAGAAGCTATACGTGAGAGGGCCCGAACCACTAAGGCCGTCGCCGCGGCTATTGCGATGAGTTTTCTCGCGGTAGTCGCGGCGGCTGCCGCCGTCGCTATGACTCGAGCTTTGATTTGGATGTGGTGATGAGAACCTACAAAGCTGATACCATGACAGAGCTCCATGACAAGATGATTCTGTCTCTGGTGCAGGCCTCAGATAAGGACCTCGATGTAATCTCCAATGTCGACGTCCAGATTCACAATGTCATGGGCTATGCCGAAACTATGGACTGGGACTTCGATCTGAAGACTCTGTGGCTCACCAAGTCACGCTGGTCCATGATGGTCAAGCAGTACCTCGACCCCGATGAACTGACGGCCTGGATCGATCAGTGCACGGCAAGGATCGGTCGCAAGGGCCGAGGGATCGCCGTCCTACGCACTCGGATCGTAAAGCCGAGGGGTGGGGCCGCAACTGGGCATACGAATCGAGAGACTCGACGCTGGGGCTCCTGTATGCTGAATCTCAGCTACAAAGCCTTGCCCCGACCGCAAATCACCTTGCACTCGCGTACCTCCTATCTTGGTTACATCGGAGCTCTCGATCTCTCAGTTGCCTGGATGGCCGCCAAGTATTTGGCTGATGAGATGGGGATGGAGGTCAAAGACTTCTCCTTCCTTTGGTACAACGAGGCCATCCAGTGGCACAACTTCAAGAGCATGGCTTGGATGCTCTGCAATCCCGATCCCGAACTCAGGTCGATGTATCGGCGGTTCTTGACCAAGCCGATGTCCAAGCTCTCTGAGGTCGAGCTCGCGGTCATCGCTGAATCGCCGGCAATTCGCATGACCAGGGCATGGCTCCTCAAGGTGCGCAAGGAAGATGCGGCAGGGGCCACCTATGGTGACATGACCTACAATACTTACCGACGTATCAGACGACGCTGGCATACCGAGGTACTCGGCCTCGAGAAAGCCAAGACCTTCGAGGGCTGGTCCAAGTACAGGGTCGGTCCGAAGGTCGGTGAGAACAAGGAGTTCTTCAAGGCATATCACGAGCTGCCGTCGGTGTGGATCAGCGAATGCGATTTCTCGGCAATCAAGATGCCGGCAGGTCAGCGATACGGAGGAGACTATGTGCAGGGGATTGACGGGGAGGAAGATGAGTTCGATGACAACGAGTGAAAATGACTGCGGAGGTCTCTGGAACTGCACTTTGCCTGCCGGGCATAACAAGGGCAAAGCTGATATTCGGGAGAATCATCATAACTGCAGCACGTGCCAGTGCGGCTACTGTGATGGTGGACCTTGTTGCCGGGGGGTGTTCAGTGTAGATGAAGCTCAACCTTATCCCCCCAAGCCCAAAGGAGCTTTCCAGGGTGATGACAAAGTTCTGGGTATGACTGAGGGGACCTTCAAACCTGGGCCTAGTAGTCTAATCAACATTAGTGACCCCTTCTCTCCACTCCAACTTCAGCTGGTGGTCACCCACAATAACGAGAAGGTCACCTATCACCCCGTCGGTACAGATAGGCCCTGGAGGATCGATGCTGGTCTTCGCGAGCTGGTAATTGGCAAGGGTGTTGGTAGGGTGATGCTGCCCCTCTGCAATATCCTGTACTACTCGCTAGAGCAATACTGAACTTGAGGCGGGGCGGCTTCCCTCGGGAGGTCGCCTCGCGGTGAGGAAAACCCCATGAGGTTGTACGCATCCAGTACATTCGAGGATCTGCCCAAGATGATCATCCGAGACTTTGTTGAACGAGCCGAGGAGGTTGATGTCGGCGAATGGCAATCGCGCGATATCAAGGGCGATCGCTCAAAGGTCACTTGGGAGCTCAGGGAAGCATCTCTGCATTTCGGGCTCATCAACTCGATCGTTGGGGCAGCACAGGCGATCCAACCAAACCTGCCCTGGGCTGAGGACCACTTCCGCGAACGAGTCGGGGGAGAACCACTTAACCCGCCGCCTTCCCAGGCCTGGTGGCCGTTTGCCCAGGAAGGCCATAAAGATCACCTCGTCGGGGGAAAATTCTCCCACACCTATCCTGAACGATTCTGGCCCAAGCATGCGGCCCATGATCGATCGAATTGTCCCCATGTTGCCGAGATGCAAGACGGCAAGGATTCTGGCTACTACAGTAATTCCTGGGGTTGTAGCTACGGTGACCATCGCGGGGTCAGGTTCGAGTATGGCGACTACAATGACGTGATCGATCGTCTGGTCAAGAACCCCCTCACTCGTCAGGCCTACCTCCCCATCTATTTCCCCGAAGATAACGGGGTGCCGGAGGGTGAGCGCGTGCCTTGTACGCTGGGGTATCTGTTCATGGTACGCAACAACCAGCTCCACCTCACCTACTACATGAGGTCCTGTGACTTCATGCGGCATTGGCGAGATGACGTCTATATGGCCAATCGTCTGGCTATAGACGCTATGGATCAACTGAACTACCACCTGTCCCCGGATCACCCTCAGATCACCCTCGGGGACATGGCAATGCACATCGGCTCTCTGCACGTCTTCGAGGGTGACATGGCAATGCTAGAATACCTGCACAAGGAGAATAAGAATGCCTAGCACATGGATTCCGCCCAAAGGCAAGGTCTACACCATCGCGGTCGACTTCGACGGGGTCATCCATGACTACCATCGGGG